GATATGGTAACAGGCGAAACACCAATAGGTGGGGCATATCCTACCTTTAAAAAAAGGTCATACTGGAATCATAATGGTGATTCATCCTTTGACAGTGTAGCGGTTCTAATGATTCCAGGTATAAATAATAATTATAGTTATCAAAACCTGTACACCATACGTCCTGAACCGTTATTACAAGATAATGCAGACCTTGTAGGCAATAGAGCGGATGCTGTAGATATATTGAAAGAAGGTAATTATAATACATTATTTACACATATCGCAAATATACTTAAAATTCCTGCAAAAAGCCACCCAACTATTATATTTCCATTTAAAATGGATTCTGAAGAAAAGGCTAGAGCAGTAAAAAGTAGCAAATATCACGATAAATACATCAAACGATTTATTCGTGTATTTTGTTTAACATATATGTACATTCATTTTCCTCAATCAATTATCGCTAGCAAAGCGATAATAGGTCATAAAAGTGCGCCTGCTTCTGCTTCTGCTTCTGCTTCTGCGTTTGCACCTGCGTCTGCTTCTGCTTCTGCTTCTGCTGCTAATCAATCACAATCTGTCAACGATTTATCACCACCAAGTGCTAGCTGGGGATATAGTATTTTGACAGCCGTCGTTGGTGTCTTAGCCGTCAAATCATATTTTGGTTTGGGTGGAAAACGAGGCGGAAAACGAGGCGGTCAAAGGGGTGGAGAAATTCCCAACATTCCATGGGGTACGATCAAATTATCATTAACCGATGTATTAATGTTTTTTAATATACAAATGTTATCAACCGAGTTCGATAATAATCCTACCCTATATGCTCAAGCCAATCCATATGTTTTAATAAATCCTAATCATAGGTACTATTTTCTATATGGTTTATTTAAAGAAAAACATCTACTTACTTATGCGACAATATTAAATGGAAGAATGAGAGCATATTATCCCAATGATACAGTTGATGCCGCTACACAAACTATACTAGAAGTACCACCAGTCATTTCAGCAAATAATCAAGTCAAGTATGATGCTCATCTGTTTAATCAAAATCTGGGAAGCTCCATGAAATATACTGATCGTTATACTCGCCTGTCGAGTATCGTGTCAAACAAACAGTTCACTTATCAGGAGATTGTTACCATGTGGGCTGGCACTGGAACGTCGAGCCACTGGGGACATATTATTTCGCGCTCTACCATTAACGTTATGATGTATAAAACGATAAAACAATACATTGGATTTTCTTCGTATGACCAATTAAAGTCTAACTTCTTACAATATATCTCACAAGAAAAATTTCGGAATACATCAAGTCTATATAATGACATCTATAGTATTTTTCGGTGTATGAATTATTTTGCATACCATTATGCGAATGTACCCGATCAACATATATTTACAACGTATCGTTACGGTCCGCCTATTAATGTAATCGCACGTGCTGTAAACGGTCGTGCGTATTTTAATAAATTAGAGTACATCGAAGATGGAAGAGAGATATATACTTCCAATATTCTATCTTCTACGTGTGATACCCAATTCATTGTATCAACTGGTGGTGCAGCGCATGCAATAAAAACAAAATATTCTATTTATGTTTTTAAATTAAAACGTAATGGATTTTTACCATTTATGGAAATGGGCGTTGGATATGAAAAGGAATTTGCGATTCCTCCTTTTACCAAATTTAAAGTGGTGAGTCGTGAGTGGAAAATTATATTACCAATTTCAAAAATCGAAAAAGAATCTGTTCGTGTTTATCGTCCCATGTACGTGATTACATTAGAACAAGTAAATGATAATTATATAAATACACCTGTACTAAATGATGTAGCATTGAATCCCGCTGTAGCATCTCAGTCTGCTCCAAAACTTCCCGTTAATCCACAGATGGCAGCAATTATATATGGAAAAGGGGCATCAGCACCATCTGCTTCATCATCATCTTCATCTTCATTCGCGTCATTCTTATCCCAGGGGCATGGAAAAGCAGCGTCTGCGTCTGCGTCTGCGGCAGCGTCTGCGGCAGCGTCTGTGCCACCGTCTGTGCCACCCTCATTATTTCAAAAAGTAAAAAAAGCATCACAACCATCCGCGTCGTCCTCTTCATCGTCAGCAGCCGTTGCGTCATCCGCATCGTATCAGCCAGTAGCACTTCCAGTAGCACTTCCAAATGAGTTTTTGGTATTACTATCAGGGGATGGCAAACTACAAAATGTGCTGTTAAATAAGACTATTGATTCGTATTATAAAGAAGTAATTACGAATTGTAATAATATCATAGCATTTCTCAATCACATTCGTACTACATACGCAGGTCCATCACTAGATACAATGCAACCTTCATTTCCTAATTACGATACACGAATGGAAATAAGACGCTTATGTATCAACGATACTGTTAATATGAGAATTATTCATAATTTTTTTGAAGTATATACTATAATATTAAACGGCATAAATAATAAGACACCGCTAAATCTGAATGAACTTCATACAAAATTAATGGAGTATCAGACTTCAATTAAAGCATATATAGATCTTATGGTGTTACATAACAAAATTATAAGTAACAAACTATTTAGCATAGACGCCGACCCTCTTTTAGGGTATTTTTCAAGTAAAAATACACCTGACTTAGTCAAAATTTTAAATTCTATAGATACTCTTATTGTATTTAATGATATTATCTTATCATCGATGATAACTATGTATAGTGTAGTAATACAACCTGTACCAAGTGATATTATGTTTTTATGTAATGCTCTAAGTACACACTCTAATAAGGTATTACATTATAAGTTGCTTAATAGCGTTTTTACTACATTCCCACTAAGTGCTCAGTCGTATATAATCTTACGTGACGCGTTTGGCATTTATAATTTATTACGTCGACCTGATGTTAATCTAGAGATAGTATGATGAGAACATAAAACATAGATATTCAATCGTATTGTTTACATATCAAATTATTATAAAATAAATTGATATCTAAATAAAGGCCTTAATATAAAAAGTATTTTTTAATAACTAATAATGAATGATATCGTATCAAAAAATACGATACAAAGTGCGTTTATATTATTTTCAAACCCATTTTTGTTTCTCAGGATTCCAGAACTCATCACGCTCAGGCTTCTCTGTAATGATATAGACTGGTTCAATTCCAAAGAGCAATTCGATATCTAGTGTCTTGATATAGTCGATAAGAACAACATTCAATGATTCTGTTTTTTCACGTGTCACAGTGAGATACATCCAGCGCTTCCGTCCGTTGATGCGAATCATACAATACGAACGTTCCTGTGTCGGCTCACCTATCAAGTCGCACGACATCCATTCAAAGACGGTCCCTACATAGGCCCTCGCCCTCATTTCTGCCGCTGCGTCCCATTGACTGGTATTGGGATTCTTGGATGGAATGTTGAGACCCAGTGACGATGGACCTCCTTTGTACTCCTCCTCATCTTTGCGGCGCACCTCAGGCGAGTAGATGGATTTCACATTGTAATGAGGAAGGCTGCCTTTATTCATCGCATTGTATTCGCTTCGATGGGCCTCTTTGGCACGCATGTTCTCGCGCTCCTCCTTCTCCTCATCCGTCAACTCTGTGCTTGCATTCAAGTGAGCGAGGCGCTCTGCCCACATATCCTTTGCCTTCTTTTCATTGATTTTCCACTGTATAAACATTTCATCGATACGTTTTTTTTGTTCTGCGCTAGTCAGCTGCACCGCAGGGCGAGTCAGCCATTCCAGCACATGGATGGCAATGATGGAGAGGAGACCGACGATGAAACTAAGAGCAAACATGGTTGATTCTTTTTTCAGTCGAGGATGATGTCAATTTTTAACAGCCTGATTCTACCTGTTTCTTGGCTTGGAACCGAGTAGGGTAACGATGTGTAACATCTTTGACGACCGTGCGTTTCGGCTTGTCTGGAAACATTGTCAGGCACAGATATATTCCAACAATCATGCTTGCGGAAATGGTGTAATAGAGAAGAGGAGACATCTTTAACGATATATCGTTTCTGTGTTTTAGGTCATCTGAATCTGGCAAGGCGGAACAAACTTCGAAATACCCTTCACATACTTCACAATGCCTTTCTTGACCACCGCCGAATCACGCAGAATCGCCATGACATTGGATCGGATCGTATCTGCCGACAATTTATGATGCGCCTGAAGCAACGTTACCAATTCACGCACTTCGATCTGATCGCCAGGAACACACACCTTCATGATCGATGTCACCCAGATCCGTTCCTTTTCCTCCCCCGATTCACGAAAGACTCCTTCAGGCATCACAAACGGTGCCGTGACTTCCGAAACATTCCTGACTTTTTTCAAGATCCGATCAATGCGATCCTCGCATTCATCGATCAGATCCGTTGTCCATCGTCCTATCTCCTCTAGATGCGCCCGATGGCGTTTCCAATCCGTTCTTCGTTTTGCCATCTCTTCCACCGCCCTCTCCAGTTCACGAATGATCTCCACACGATCAAACCCATTATTCTCTTCGCGGTGATACTCCCACCAGATCCGAAACAGCCCCAGCAACATCGAAAATACCTTGTGTTCGTCCTCTCCACAGAACTCTTCGAAACGATTGATGTAGATCATCATCTTATCTCCATCAAACTCACAGACCAACGGACTTCCGCCATTCTTCCCGTGAATATCCGTCGATTTACTGATCATCACACCAATGTTCGACTGCGCATTCTCCTTCAGATCACGCAAGAACTTATCGACTTCTGCTTTCGGAACAAGTGACGTATAGTTCTTGAGTTCCCACATGACCACATGACCTTCGAGTTCCATGGCGAAATCCATCTCGTGTCCCGCACCCAGACCCGTTGATTTGAGTGAAAATCCATTTGAAAGGCCATAGAATCGTTTCAGCTTCTCTCCAAACTGCTCTTCATAATCATTGCCCTTCGTCTTCACATTCGCCGCACGTTTCCCTAGATTCGACGACAGTTTGGCGATTTCTTCGCTCTGTTTCACGATACTGTCCTGAAGTCTCGAATAGGCCGCCTCCATCTTCACAAGTTGCTGTTCTTTGGAGGCCACCACACGTCCCATCAACTCTTCCGTGCGCTTCACGGCTTCTTGAATGTCTTCCGCTCTTGATTCTTCTAGAACCTGTTTACGCGTTTCGAGCATCTCATAGCGTGCCACGAGAACATCATGCTCCTTTCGAAGAAGCCGAATGCTCTCTTCATTCTCTTTGGAGCATGCGTCACGCTCTGCCTTAGCGGCGCTTTTGATCCGGTCAAGCATTTCTGCGCTGACTGCTGCCTTCTCACATCCAAGCGAGGTAAGTTCTTCCGTCATTTTTGTGATGCGATCCTGGTAGGATGTTTGAATGCGCTGGATCTCGGCATCCTTTTCATCAGTCAATCGACGCAGATCATCATTGGCACGACGGGTCTTGACCGAGTTCTGGACCGTCGCACCGAGTACAAGAGCCTCTTCGATTTCAGAGATGCTTCCCTTTGTATACACGGCAGGAAGTTCGAATTCCTGTCGTACATTCAGATTAATGGGCTTGGTAAAACGTGGTAGGCGGCCGTTCATCTTTACATAAAAAACGCGAGGATCGTTTAGGTGATGGACGAGATCGATCGATTCAGACAGAACTTTTTTGATACCGTCATTGAAATCGAGAAAAAGAAAGAAAAAGAAACACTTCGCGTCCAGGCTACATGCTTTCACGTGTATAATATTATTGGAAACACCTATTCCAATAAGTATCAGCATCGTACCTGTTCGAAATGCGGCCATGCCACAGTAAAGAGTGTGAAAGTATGGAATGGTACGAAGGGCTGTGTGATCAGTTGATTATGCGTATAGAATATGAATGAAATATAGTATACGGTAAGTATAATGCTGGAGTGGTTTATTGATTTGATCACGTCGATCGTCGCATGGGTTCTGTCACTCTTCGGCATTGATTATGCGAAGCTTTCGGAGAAGAAGGTGGACTTTGCGCCTGCGGTGGAGATCGTGCCTACTGTCGAGGCGCCCGTCGCACTGGAGGAGAACTTACCGTAAATCAAATTGTTTAACTATATTGAATACCATACATCGTATCTTATTCAATACATTTATTTATAGACTTTTTCTACGTGGTCAAAGACCGCATTGCCCTTTTTGCGAGCTTTTTTCTAAGTGGCCTTCGGTCTTTTTGTAAACTTTTTTTTTAAAAAGTTTAAAGGATCACAGGCTTCTCGTGACCCACGCGCAGACGCGTGTTGAGCATGATGTCATAGCCCGCATCCTCGATGTTCTTGCAGAACGCCACGTCTTCGCTGCACATATCTACCATCTCCAGACCGTCCTTTCCACGGATACGCTGGAGCTCACGATTAAAGTATGGATAAGAAAGGTCATCGAGAACTTCCTTGCGGCAAGCAAAGAATCCCATGCCCGCATACGATACCTTCATGAAATCGGGTTCAGACAGCGGCTTGACCTCTTTCTTTGCCTCTTCATTTGTCTTGCGCTCCTCCAACTCATTCGCAAACTTCTTGATGGCCTCCTCGGTATCCTTTGGCTCAAGGAACTGAAACGTGCCATTCTTCGCAAAGTAGTCCTTGTTCCAATCCTTTACCGCCGCAAAATGCTTGTTATTGCTCATCATGTAATAACCAGAAACAACGGGGTGAAGCTTAGTTGTCTCAATCAACTCGATGAGTTGTGACGCAGAAAAGACGACATCCGAATCAATGCTGACAAAAACGTCATAGTTCTCGCCATTAAACGGCTTCTGGTTCTTGCCACGGCGAACATCAAGACCAAGCGTCTGCATACGCGCAAACGAGACGAAGGAACTCTTACCAGGGCTAATGATGATGTCATAACGGTTAGAGGAAATAAGGACATGAAGGGCCTGTGTCCACGAAATGAGAAAGGACTGGCTGAAGTGGTCGCCAGGAAGACCAATAATCACACGGGTCTTCTTTTGCTCGGTGGATGGGGTGGATGGCTCAATAACCTGATTCTCTGACATGGTTCTATTCGATTGTCACCATAAATCTTTAGGTCGATGAAATTAAAATTGAAATATGGGTATTGTCTGATCAAATACCACAACTATTCCATTATGAATCGCCAGAATCGCCGAGAGCAGAAGAAACTGTTAGAAGTTGGAACCATCTTGATGACGGATGTTTCGATGACTGTTTCCCAACGTGTCAAGACGTTACGTACCTTTATGAGAGAGTTCCGCCACGAGTCCGAAAAATTGAAAATGGCCCAGTTCAAAGCGTTGAATGGATTCGCCGCGGACGATGACCATGCCAAACGCACCCTTATTGATCAACTTGTCTATGAACATTTAAAACGAATTCCGAAAGACGATGAAGAACGCAACGAATATCTTCTATCACGGAATCCCATGATGGAAATCGGATGGAGACCGTCCGCATAACATTCCACCTACCAATAGATGCAATGAAGCAACTCCTCTATGGCGTGGCGAGCCTATCGTATTCGTATGGATTTTATAGAAGCTGGACATTGCCCATGTGGAGCACAGAACATAAAAAACACGATACACCCTTTCGTATCATTCTAGCATGTACCATGGGAGTGGTATACATCGCCCCTCCTTTTTGTTTCATAAAATACTGTGAATTAGGGAATCGAATTCTAGATCGGATCAACGGCATTCCTCCGCAGGGGGATCATTGGACCGAATGGGGATTTTACCATCCGCGTGTGTGGTAGGCCTAAAATGAATAGTATGGTATCTATCATATGAAGTATACTCTCAGCAAACTTGTGAATCCTTCCGAGTATTGGAACGGTGTCAAGCCATTGCCCGATGAAATTAACGTCATGAGCTACCATCCTCAAATGGCTGAATTTGAACTTCTTTCCATTCTCTGTACCCTCCACGGATGTCCTACTGCGTATGATTTGCTAACAGGTTCTGTACCCAATACCGAAAAGGACGGTGATATTAGTTCTATTATGACCGCCTTTCAGTACTATCTTCATCCAAAAATGCCTCCTTCTAATTACACCGAATCGGATAAACGCTTGAAATCGTCTATTGTGAAAAAAGGAGCCATTGAGTAAAAATTGATTCGCTTTTTTCTCGATAGAAAAATCACACCATGGCTGCCGAATCTGAACCATTGAAGAACCAAGTCGTCGAACCCGAGGCGTGTGGTATCTGTTCCGACCGATTCACTGCGATTCTTCGCAAGAAAACCACTTGTAAATTCTGTCACGCAAGTACTTGCTCCAAGTGCGTCGAACAGTATCTGCTTACTCGTCACGAAGACGCTCATTGCCTTCATTGTCGCGTCAACTACAATGATGCAACTCTCCATGACATTTGTACTCGCACCTACCTTCAACAAACCTACTTTAAACATCGCCAAGAAGTCCTCATCAACCGTGAGCGTGCGAATCTACCCCTTCTGCAAGAACAGGCTCGGCGCGAGAAACAACAAAGAGAGCGTTGGGCGCAAGAAGGGATTATCAATAAACGTATCGCGGAACTGAAACAGAAGCGTGATGTCATTCAATCCGAACACCATAAATTATACGTACTGACCTATGGTGCGCAGCGAGTTCGAGGAGATGCCCAAAAGGAACGGCTCATCACACTTCAAGAATACATGGACCAAATGGAAGAATTACAAGTTCGTATTCGTGAAGAAAAGCGTCTCCTCTATGATATACGCTATGCGTATCTGGCGGGTCCGGGTGCTGCGGCTGGGGCCACAGGTGATGATAAGAAAGAGGAGGAGAAAAAGAAGTTTGTTCGACGATGTACTCGTGACGGATGCCAGGGATTCCTCAGTACTGCGTGGAAGTGTGGACTATGTGAATGGCACAGTTGTTCAAAGTGCTTTGCGGTCAAAGGACATGCACACGATGCCGCACACGAGTGTAAGAAGGAAGACTTAGAAACAGCCGAGCTCATCAAGAAAGACTGTAAACCGTGCCCGAAATGCGGTGAATTCATTGAGAAATCGTCAGGTTGTGACCAAATGTTCTGTATTAGCTGTCAGACGCCCTTCTCATGGATTACTGGTAAAATTGTCACATCTGGTCCAATTCACAATCCTCATTACTACGAATGGATGCGCCGCACAGGCGGCGCTGTCCCGCGTAATCCTGCCGATGTTCCTTGTGGCGGCTTTCCAGCTGGATACGAATTGGTGCGATTTCCACGTGGCATGAAACGTAACATCGCTAACATCTTCTATGAATTCCATCGTGTTTGTATGGAACTACAAGATATGTCGACACGACAGTATCGCACTCATATCGACCAAGCTCCTTTGAATCAATTAAACGTTAAATTCCTTCTTGGCGAGATGGATGAAAAAAAATGGGGACGTCTCTTGGCCGTTCATGAAAAGAAACGCAAGCGCGATGCTGAAATTCAAGAAGTGCTTGGCGCCTTTCGCATGGTTGCCGTGGAGCTTATCAATCGCGTTCAGCACTACCGCGATGAACGTGTGCGTAGCTTCGGTGAACTACCCATCCCCGCTGCGGAAAAGTTCCTTGTCGACCTTAATGTTCAGATTCAAGAACTCGTTACGATGATTAACGATGCGCTTCGCACAACAAGCATCACGCATGCCTATAGCGTCCCTTATATCAATATTGTGTGGAATGAAAAAGAACAATTCAATTATTATCGCGCACTCACTAAAAATTTTAAGGGGGAAGGGAAGAAGCCACGTGTAAAGAAGGAGGCAAAAGCGGAGGCAAACGCAGATGATGATAGCAAATCAGACGATGATTCGGACGACGAGTCTGTCGTCGCCGAAAGCGTGGTAGAGGTCGTTCCGCAAGACCCCTTCCGCCATGACCATATTCAGGATGAAAATGAACAACTCCAACAAGCCATTGCGAATAGTCTTCGTAGCGCATATCATCGATAAAAACAGTATAAGTGTGTATTTATTTTTATTGCCATTTCTATCTAGACATGCGTTACGGATACTGGTATGCTTTCTTTCTGTTTATTCTTCTTATCATTATCTCGATTTATAACGAGAATCGCAGACAATTCCAATCTCTTCATAGATAGTATGTCATACGATGTCCTTATTGTTGGTGCAGGGATCGCAGGATTACGTACGGGTATCAAGGTTCTCACCGCCTATCCCCACTTGAAATGTATCATTCTTGAAAAATACAATTATAATGGCGGCAGGGTTGTTACCTATCACAAAAGCATTCCAGGGGTCGGCAAGGTTCAGTGGGAAAATGGCGCAGGACGTATCTCAACGACTCATAAAAAGGTTCTAGCACTGTTAAAACAATATCATCTAACCACTTATCCCATATCAGGCGATGTGATGATGGCTGATATGCAACCAAATCTCTTTTCTGATCTACATGACGCGTACCTCACACCCCTTCGAAGACTGTCATTGGACGTATTACAAACTCATACATTGGGTCAAGTATCCGATATGGTTCTTGGGTCGAAGAGAACCCGCGAATTCTATTCCCAGTTTCCTTATTTTTCCGAAGTTCATACCTTACGTGCCGATCAAGCACTCGACTCCTTCGATCATGAAATGGGTTCCATGTCTGGATTTGTAGGGTGTAAAGAAGGAATGTCGGCCATCATTGATGGAATGGTGGGCGAATTTCTGGGTCTGGGTGGAGCGATCGAACATGGACAAGAAGTGATCTCGGTTTCCTCTTTAAAGGATAAGTCGGTTGAAGTGACGTGTAAACAACGTGATATGAAATATCGACAAACGTATGTGGTACCCATTTGTGTGATGGCACTTCACAGCGAAGCCATAAAACATATTAGAGGTGTTTCTCATTTACCCGTTCTAGACAAACTCTCTATGACCCCTCTCCTTCGCATGTACGCTGTGTTTCCTGTTCAAAAGGGGAAATCATGGTTCTCAGGAATGTCCAAGATCGTGACTCCTGACCCCATTCGATTCATCATTCCTATCGATCACCGAACGATCATGATTTCTTACACCGATGGAAATGATGCGAAATATTGGATGCGAAAAAACCCTGAGAAGCTGGAAAGCGAAGTCATGCATCATATCCGATCACTCTTTCCTGATCTCGATATTCCTGATCCGATCTTTTTTAAAACCCATCCCTGGACCTATGGTTGTACCTATTGGAAACCTGGACGATATAATGTGATCGAAGAAAGTGATCAATCTCTCCATCCTGATCCGATCCATCTTTCTGGAGTATTTTTATGCGGTGAATCTTTTGCTCCCGTTCAGTGCTGGATGGAATCCGCGATCGATCAGTCGGATCGCATGATCGATCATCCAATGTTTCGTAAAGCGCTTAAATCCATTGCGTGATCATACCATAGAATGTGCGGTATTTTCGGTGTTGTGTCGCATCAGAAGACCGATCTAGTAAAATGGTTCCAAGATTGTTATGAGCTGACCCATCGTGGTCCCGATAATACCTATTTTGAAACCTATCAGAATGTGATTATTGGCTTTCATCGTCTTGCGATCATGGACGACACCTTTCACTCCAACCAGCCTTTCATTCTAGAAGACGAGCAGCGCACCGTGATTTTCATTTGTAACGGCGAGATCTACAACTTCAAAGAACTGATCGAACAACATTCACTTGGTCCCATCAAGAACGATTGTATGGTCATTCCTGAGATCTATATGAAGTTGGCGCGCCAGGGACGAGAGCGTGACTTTCATTCGGTTATCAAGGACGAAGTGAAGGGCGAATACGCCTTTGTTCTCTTTGAGTTTGATCGTCTCAAGAATTTGAGAAAGGTCGTTGCGTGCCGTGACGAGATCGGTATTCGGCCACTGTATGTCAGTCAATCCGATGATATTCTTGTTTTCACTTCGGAACTCAAAGGTGCTCTTCATTATCCTGGCGCAATGCTCGAGTTTCCGCCTGGCATGATGCACGTCTATCATATGAACGAATTGGGGCGGACGCACTGTGACCGTCTATCCTGTCGCACACTGGGCAATGTCGTTCCTAAAGACGTTGATCATTTGAAGTTCGTTCGAAATGCCGTCATGAACTCCGTGCGTCGGCGGCTGGCCGCCGATAAACCCATTGCGTGGCTCCTTTCAGGTGGCGTGGATTCCAGTCTCGTTGCTGCACTGTCTGCGAAAATGCTCGGTAAACGTATTCGCACCTTCTGCTGTGGAATGAATGAGGGAACGGATTTGGTCCACGCACGTGCCGTTGCGAAACACATCGGCTCGAACCATACTGAGGTCTATTTTACGCCCGATGAAGGGTTGAAGGCCATTGATGATGTGATTCGTACCATCGAGTCGTGGGACACTACTACCGTTCGTGCGTCTGTCGGTCAATACCTCGTATCCAAGTTCATTGGGACACAGACGGATTGTAAGGTCGTGATGGTCGGTGAAGGCCCTGACGAAGTGTGCTCCTCCTATCTGTTTAACTGGTATGCGCCGAGTGGCTATGCGCTAGATGCTTCTGCTAAAGAATACGTCAAGAACATCCATTATTACGATGTGAAACGGGCAGATCGTTGTATTGCGCGATGGGGTCTGGAGGGCCGTGTGCCTCTTTTGGATCCCGAATTCATCGAGTCTTATTGGACCATTCCCTCTCACCAGCGCATGCCGACATACAAGGGAATGGAGAAATGGTGGCTCCGTGAGGCGTTTGCGGGAACGGGGCTGCTCCCTGATTCGGTACTATGGCGCAAGAAGGAAGCCTTTTCTGATGGTGTTTCGGGACAGAAATCATGGTTTCAAATCATCCAGGAGTGGGTGGATGATAAGGTGACAGATGAGGAACTAGGCGCAGCGGCAGAGAAGTATCCTTATTGTACCCCAAGTACCAAAGAGGCGTATTATTACCGCAAGGTGTTCTGTCAGTGGTTTGGAGAGCATCGTCAAGAAGTCATTCCAGGATACTGGCAGCCCAAATGGTCCGCAAATGGTGTTGAGGTGAAAGGCTACATCGATCCGTCTGCGCGTGTTCTAGACGTGTATGAGTAATGGGAGGGCGAATCATATCGATATGAGATTCTTGTTGAATATCATATCGATAAAAAATAAGGGGGGATTACTTGCGGGTTCGGTGATGTCTTTTCTTTCGGCGGGTGATTTGTCCACCATATGAGCGTACCATAGGGCGAGAATTAATATGGAATGGTGTATTTACTCGTTTATGTGTTTGCGCGTATCTAGCTATTGCCTGTTTACGCATATTTACTGACTGTGTGCGTGTGTTTACTGGTCCACCTGTTACGGTATATGTAATCATCTTTTCTCCTGTTATATTTTTGAGTGTCATTCTACGACCCACATTCAATGCACTCTTTGGATAGTCTTTGTACAACTCCTCTAATACATGCATATTGATTGATTGATCGTGTGTATCCAATTCGATATCATATTGTGCGCGATAGACGTATAATGTGTATAATGTTTCAAACAAGGTTTCATCCACGCCACCGCCTCCCTTTTGTCGTCGGCGCGTTGCCTTTCGTCGGCCGCCGCCGCGATTATAATTTTGATTTTCTTGGTCAATTTGTTGTAGTTGTTCAATGGCAATATATATATTTTGATCAAATTTACGTTGAAGATCTGTACTTATCATGTCAATATCATCGTTTACAATATCATCGACATCTATAAATTCTGAAAATAAGAATGATACCCCGTCATTGTTTTTATAATCACCTTCATATTTTACGTTGTCGTTTACATCCCCCGCAAGACATGTTACATTTTTTTCTGTTGTATCTCTTTGTGGAAATGACTGTATCGTATCCATTCCAAGCTGGTGATTAGCACTCGCTAAAAATGTGAGGATATTATGGCGTTCTTCCCTTTTGCTTGCAACGTGTTGAAATCGTTCTTCAGATAAACGCGCATATTCTTGAATATCACGACGACGGGCTGCCTCTGCTTCTTCGCGTACAGCTTGTTCAGCTGCTTTTTTAGCGGCTCGCTGCAGACGAGCCGCTTCGCGTTCGGCCGCGCTTGCGCCGCCACGAGATTTGGGAATCTGCTTTGCATACTGTGCACTAACAAAATCATAAAATGTCTTAGTTGGGGGTTTGTTATGCGGGTTTTTGGCAATGGAACTATTAGCTGTAATACTATTATCCGATGTATACATCTTTGTTTGTAAAAATTTTATTTTGGTACCAGTCTTAATAAATTTAAACATTGGAACAATAAGAAATTTTTTCTTGAGATTATTTGTTTCTATTAAAAGTTCTTCGATAGTACGCGCGTCATTTTGGGGTACTTGTATTTTCTCTCCATTCAATAACTCGTTAATTTGTTTCATATCGTCGGCTAATAGCCTATAAAGGCCTGGTGTAAATATCATTGGGTATGTTCTTCCCACATCAATACCAGTATTATGATTGGTGAAAAGTGATTCTACATTTGCGATAAATTCCTGATTTTCTTTAAATATTCTATCAATCGTGTGGTTATAGTTTCGACGTGCGTTATCTAGTGGTGTTCCTGGATTAAAATGTAAAATAGAATAGTATGATTTTCTTTCTCTCTGTTCTCCAGCGATCGCAATTTCGCGATGTTTAATTACAGTTGGACGATTATATACACCTGTATATACACAAGGAATATCAAGTGTCATACAAAAACAAAATACCACAAAATCACATGTCGTCATAATCGCATTTTTCTGATGTAAATGATAAAACATATAGTATAACATCACTTGAACTTTATCACCCCATCCTTTTGAGACAATTAATTTTGTTTTCAATCCTGGATTACCTGCTTGTGTTTTAACTAATTCATTTTTGGCAGCATTTCCTTTGAAATATTTCTCATTTCCATCAACTCTTTTCGTGCCATCATCATTAAAATCACATGGTGGATTAGTACAACCATTGCCACATGCAATCTTCATTTTATAATCAAATACCTGACCTTTCACACCTGCATTAATAGTTTTAACAAGTGTTTTTGCCTCAATCGATGACAATCCAAACCCAAACTGTTCCATAAAATTCGGCATAATTTTAATTGTACTATCCTTTTGCGGCCATGTTTTTCCTGGTTTACTTAATGGGTCAATATAGGATCCGAATGTAACCATTTCTGCGTTGCCCTTATCTAATACCTCTATAAACGAGTCATAACCGAGACCTGATTCCCAAAATACATATTGTGATGGAATAAGATTTAATTGTGAGTCTTTTTTTGTTTTTAACCATGTCATGTGTAATAAGTTATCCTTTTGTTTTTCGAGTAGCTTATTCTCGTAATCATGTAATCCTGCAGGAAATATAGGATTCGCCTCATTGGTGTCATAAATATGTAAGTCTGTCAATTGATGTACCTCTGTACCATCCTTTATCGCATCTAGATAGTTCACTTTTTTCTGGTCCTTTATCAGCGCAGCACGTGTCCCATATGAACCCCCCTCTGGCGATAGAAGACCTCCTAATGGAGTTGTATGATCAACACTGGCGCCGACCTTAATCGTAATAGTTCCAGTAGCAGGATTGGCGTCAAGCGTATACGTCGCCATCTACCATCAGTCCACATAAAAATCGCCATCTTAAACATCTTTTCTGAAGAAGAGTAGGATGGCAAACACGATCATCGAAGATGATTGGTTTTCCTTGGATTTAGAATCGAAACTAAATAAAAAAATAGACTCACTTCAAACACTGGTTCATCAGCAAAATGAATCAATTCAGCATTTATCGGCCGAAATTAAACAATTGAAGAAGGATCTAGATTCGACTCATCATCGTTCGCCTTGTGAACATTTATCTTCACAAAATGATCGAACTCATCAATTGCTAGAAGAACTCAAACTGCTCAAACAACGGGAACTGAATATGATGCTACGGGAAAAGATTCCCGTACCCTTCTTCTCCACCAAGAGTTCGTTCTCCCCGTCAACCCCTCCAGCTACCAAATCTCTTCCCAGTCCCTTGTTTCTGTCTCAAGCGAATCGCTCGGCTGTGAAACATTTGAATTTATAATCCCTTGATAGAAATGGACAAGCACGCTGTTTTATCATTCTTTCATCTGATCTTTGTTGTTCCGCTGTTTTTATACATTGGATTTCAACGTTCCAGTGTTCCTCATTGGATTTATATGGCTATCTTTACCATTGGTGCTGTGATCTTTGTCTATCACGGATTCAAACTCTTTCTACGGCTCCAGTCACAGTCCGCCTATTCATGGGTGAATGCGATCCATGTTCTATTGGTAGCACCCCTACTGATGTACATCGGATATCATCAAAAAGAGACGCCTCGCTCCGCCTATGAACTCTTGTTGATGACCGCGTTCGCGGCCGCTGGCTATCACCTGTTTTCTCTCGTCCGTTACGTGGACACCTTCTCCGAGGAGTCGCATTAGGTCATTTAAATATGATTGACGATCTATTAGTAAGATGTCGCATTACTATAATGACGACGAATGCTACAAATGTCGTTACTATACGCGATTTCTAACAGATAGTGCGCCATGGACCTGCGAGGTTTGTCAGTTGGTAGAGGCAGGCTTTATTGATGAGAATGATCCATCTAATAATATCATATGGGGACGATATCAGCTAGAATGTGGTCATCAAGCGCATCTGCGTTGCTTGCGTAAATGGTGTAAAGAAGTCGGATACATCGGTTGCCCTCAATGTGGTCCTATCGATGAAGTAGAATCCAAGCAGTTTTGCGACAAATGTTACGTATTTGGTCATGCTGCCGCAACATGCCCTTTGTAGGGCTTTTATGTCATCTATTAGAAATGGATTCGATACGACAGATGATTGTAGAAGGGCTCCAGACCGTCCTAGACGAAGTTCACCAAACAAACCCAGTAGATGCGGAAGATGCGAGACGATGTTTACCCTATATTACATGTTTTTGCTGTTTGGATACGAAGCGTTACATCGGCGATGACATGTATGATTTCTATCGGGTTAGAAGCTGTTCCTGTAGCGGACCCATACAAGATTTTGAGGCTACTGACGATTTAAACACTACCTATCAGAATCGCCCATTACATTACATCGGTAATAACGGTACATCTGCGATTGACACGGTATATGACGTCATTCGAATATTAGCCGAGATTTACCGACGGGATTATCGAAATTAAGGACCGGATAATCCTAAAAATGTGCGCCCAATTTTACTCATCGCAAAGATACCAAGACCAGACGCAATCTGGGCATAAAATACATTGCTTCTCTTCGTACAACATGCCAAATATGACGATAACACAATAAAAAGTATTGTGAACAGCCAAAATAATGTGGTATATCTGTCCATTATACTATGTATGAATATCTTATTGGCTGATCTCCTGTAGTTTTTGAAACTTGATATCTTTCTCGGTTTCAATGCAGTTTTTACAGTGGTAATAGAATGAGCAGCTGGATTGAAATTCGGTGGAACATTTTGTGCATGAAATGCTTTTCGTTTCTTGATTCACCTTCATGAGGAGTTTCATCTCTTCCTGAAAGTGGACACGAAGGCAATGAATCACACAGTTTCCCTTTGTGAGCGCTCGGAAATCGCATGCATCAAACGGACAGGAAAACTTCTTGTTTTCTTCCGGATTTGCCTCGAGTTCAGGATGTTTCGAACGAATATGAAGGTCTAACGTCTGCTTCTGAAGGAAACCCTTTTTACACGCCTTGCATACATGATTGAGTTCCTCCAAATGTTTCTTCATGTGATAATGCATGGAATTCTGACGGGTTTTCACTACGTTACACTCAGGGCATACAAAGTGGCCATCCTGGTTCTTGATATAAGTCAATGTCATGGTTTCGGGTGGAGGTGCGTCTTTTTTGCGGGCCATCGACATTTCAATTTTTATCTGTCGATAGATTCGACATCAGAGTTTAGGCTGGGTGCGTATCCATAAATAATCTCTCCGACAGATAGAACCATGTCACACATTCCTGCTGTTGGCTCCAAAGCCCAAGTTTTCCACGGAACTGCGAAGCACACCTCGGGTGGTCTTACCAAAAAGGACCTCATGAAGCACCACGGCCGCATCATTTCTCGCAAGAAGCATGCCGCTGGCAAGAAGGCCATCAAGCACCTCCGCGCGCTCGGCTTCATCGCCAAGAAGGGTACCTTCAAGCTGATGAGCAAGTCGATGGCCAAGGGAAAGGCGTCCCGTCGTCACACTCGCAAGCGCAGCACTCGCAAGCGCGGTGGCGCGGCGGGCTCGGTTTCTAACTTTGCCGATGTGTCAGGTGCCAAGTAAATCGTAACTCTTTTCTTTCCATGATAAGGTGGCAATAAATCTCACCCTATCATAGAAATGGCTCGTTTTAAAAGTCGAAAGCGTGGTGGAAACCGTTCGCGCAAATCGTACGGCGGCGCTTTTTTAGATAATATTGGACGCATCGTTGGCATGCGCAATAGTGTTAGTAAAAACGCTATTTCAGCATTTGGTTTAGCAAAAGGTGTAGAGTCAGAGTACAAAGAAACCGACAAAGCAGTACGTTCTGCGGCAGAGGAATTACAGCGTGCGCAGAAAGAACAAGCCGACGCAGAAGCTGAATCGAAACGTGTCCAAGAACAGTCTCAAGCAGCAGCGAAGGCCGCCATTCAGCAGGCAGAAGCAGAGAAGCAGGCTGCTATCACGCAGGCCCAGCAAGAGATGGAAGACAAAGAACGTAGCGCAGACGATGCCGCACGCAAAGCTCAGGCGGACGCAGAGAGTGCTAAAACGACTGCCTTAGCCGCAGTCGAAGCTGCTCGAGTGGCGGCAGAAAAAGCTGCTAGCGATGGAATCCAACAAGCGACAGAGGATGCGGCCAAAGCAAAGCAAGAGGCGATGGAGGCATTAGCACGGGCACAAGAAACGGCACACCAGACTGCCACACAAAAAGCCGCACAGGCGGATAAGGAAGCGAAAGATGCGGTTGCTGCCGCCAATGAGGCTAAAACAAAGGCGATTGCGGAAGCGAAAGCGAAAGAAGAAGCGGCAAAGAAAGCATCGGATGAAGCGATGGCCAAATTAAAGGAGAAAGCAGCCGAAGCCAACGCACGATCGAATAAAGTAGCCGCCAATGCGGCCTCTGCAAAGAATAACTCATTTGCGAAAGCGATGAAGAACGGATTACCATCCACCTATGCGAATCAAAATAAAGCGAACGCAAGTGCGGTTACCAACGCATCGGCATCTGTGATGAGTGGACTACAGTATGGTCAGGGTGGTCGCCGTAAAAAGTATCGCACGCATAAAAAGCGTCATGCACGAAAGACCCATCGTAAACTTCGCAAGTAATAGAGAGAATGCGTCATACACTTCGTAAAAGAAGGTCACTTCGTAGAAGAAGATCACTTCATAAAAAACGTATCACACGAAAACAATCCGGTGGCCGCATTGATATGGCAAAACTAAAACGCGTTCTCAATAACCGTTCTCATGCATCTGAACTTGCGAATATCTCCGCAAAAAAGGCTCAGGAACTCAAAGAACAACTCGAGTCACTCGACTAATCGCATTCGATGGACAATATTACATTGTATTCTCGTATTTTAATAAGTGAATACAATAGATGGGTACACGACGTAGAAAGCGTAGTACACTCAAAACCCGTAAGAAAAAAGGGGGTGTTCTATGGACACCGAATAAACAGCGTTCTGTGAAACGAAGAGAGGAACTTATTAGCTATACTTCCAATTCGACACGAAAATCAAATACGGCCCGTCAGGCATTGAATCAGTATCTCACGAATGTACAAGAAGAACAAAGTTCGAAGGGATCGATCACTGTAGACGATGTGTTACAGGCCATTACACCAAATAAGGTACCAAGCGATTTAGGATGGTATGTCGCTTATGCACTACGCAACTGCGAGAATCTTATTATCGCTGCAACATTTGCCACAATGCGGCAAAAAAGACAAATCAATGTAGATCGCCGTCTTTCCAAAAAAGCAACCTTCTTAGCAAATCGTGCCGCCATGCGTGCCCAACAAGCGGCACACATTGCTTCGATCGGTCGTCTTTCCAATTCATCCGCGGATCATGACGTTCAAGCCGAATTAGACGCATGGAACAAATCCGCACTACAACGAGAATTGGATCAAGAACAAAATATAAAAGAAGCCGAACTCATTTTTAAGAATAAGACTACTATTCTAGCGGAAGAAGCACGTATTTATTATGAATTTGCAAAACAAGTAGCAGAACACATTGAAAAACTAGATCAGATTATTATATTACATAATAAAATTCAGTCAAATGGTGCTACATTGGGTGCATACTATTCAAGTAACAAACGAGAAAGGGACAAGGCATCTATTGTTCCAACCGCTCGTGAGAAAATTGTGAAACAAATTCCTGAATTGAAAGGGACTGCTTTTGTAGATCGTGCCCTTCCAAAACTGATGGAAGAGTTCATGACTCTACTAGTTAAGGCTTCTGCTGAGTATGTGAAAACAGTAAGGGGTTCTGCGTTAGATATCGCAATGGCTCGTAATCAAGAGTTGAGTATTCAAGAAAAACAACTGAGACTCGTTCGACTGCATTTTGATATTCTTGTCAACCATGATTCTCGCTTACGCAGTGAATTGGGAAAGAATCCACTTCTTGACATAAATAAATATGCGGACGTGATGGCAAAATTAGGCGAAAGTATACAAGAAGTGGTTAGACTCAAAAAATAGAAGGATCTTATAGATATGGCCACTCGTCGTAAATCGCATACTCGTCGCTCACGTAAGTCGCATACTCGTCGCTCCTCCTGCGGAGGAGCTGGTAACAAATTAAATCCTAACGCTAAGCCATTTTCAAGACTACGTGGTAATGCACCCGCCTTTGTTCCGGCACCACGCCCTTCTTCCTATGGTTTTCCCAATGGAAATGCGGCTGCGGCAGAATATGCTAGCCGCACAAAGGGTGCGACAATCATGAAACCTTACAATGGCAAAAAGTGGACAGAATCACCTCGTTTTTAACTCCGCATCTGCCCCGCAATCACCGTAAGCACCTCTGCCATTTGATTTGGCGTAAGACGATCTGCTGCTTGAATCGAAATTGGATCATACCAACAGACACTTCCTCCTTGTGACTCCTCATCCACTTTCGACCATACCAGTCCCGCCTGCGCCACACGCAGTTCTTGAAGAATCTCCTTATGTTCCTTCTGAGAATACGACGCACGATACAGACTCTGTAACAATTTGAATACATAGTCTGCATACGAATTCGAAACATCCTCCATGGGTGTAAAAAAGATGGCATCATACGAACGTACATGTAGCACCGTCGCAGATGTAATATTAACAAATGTGGTTTGCCGTGTGATCTTCGGCCACAATCCGTCCGGAATCACAATGTCTTCTGAGACAACTAGGAGAGGTTTCGGGGCATAGGTAATATACGTTAGCAACAATGTCCAATCGACTGATTCTTTCATCTGAAAAACCGTATCATATGCCATCGGAAGATATTTACTGATTCCAAATGGTGTATTTGATAGGAGAATGCGTTTTTTGAATGGCTCCCTTAGTTTCTGTATCGATTCCATGACGGGTGGATACTGTTTCGGAAACGGACCCTGACAGAGAATCCGACATCCATGCAGATTCGTATTGAAGGCATCTAACTTGATGGTCTCCATCTCTTCGTGCTTTTTAAGAAAAAGCATCCAAAAAATACATGCTGTGCTTTTTAGGAAAGAACCATTAAAAATAAATAGGGATACTAGAATGAACGTCTATCTTAAAACCGCGGCCGTCTTGTTTTTTGTAGATATCTTTTGGCTCAGTACAGGCGGTATCTACGCCCGTGCCATGACCGAACGTATTCAGGGCGAAGCGGTTTCCGTTCGTTATGTCAGTGCTATGATTGTCTATGCAGTACTGGCTTACTTGCTGTTAGAAACGTCATCGTATCAACAGGCATTTTTTAGAGGAATGGCCATCTATGCCATTTATGATTTTACCAATTATGCTTTATTCGAAAAGTATGATTGGAAATTCGCCATTGCGGATACGTTATGGGGTGGTATTTTGTTTGTTTGTGCGCGATATTTGTTGAAGAATGTGTTTTAGACACATTCTGTACCTCTGGTTGAAGAATGTGTTTTAGGTGTTTTAGATGTTTTAAGTGTTTTAAGAATAGCATCGAATACGCTGCGACGGCTCATTCAGTAGGAACTTCAGAACGTGAATCACAAATAGAACGATTGCGATAAATTGGATGATCGGAGGTACACACGGCGTACGCTTATGTGCGGCAGGCTCTGTATTCCATCGACGTAGCTGGCGTACCGTGCGAGGCGACTCGCTTTCTGACTCCGACGGAACATAATCCGAGTCAGAATCGTCATCCTCTGACTCAGACGCTGCTGCTGACTCCTCTGAGTCAGATGTATGCTCCTCCTCAGAAGCAGAGCTTTCTGTGTCCTCTCTGTTCTCATCATGTGCCAGGAGAACCTTCAATGCTGCCTCACATCGAGGACACGATGGGCGTTTAAACACGGCAATCATAAGCTCTTCAGAATCTGATTCGGATTCTTCTACCAAGTCAGGCATCTCATTGTCTGACTCCGATACCAAGTCGGGCATATCTGATTCAGAATCTACCAGGTCAGGCATGTCCTCGTCTGACTCTAATTCGACATCTGTCTTTATGTTATCCTCCTGATGCACAATGTCATCGATTTCTGTCATCAGCTTATCCAGCTTTTCATTTACGCTTTCTGTCAAAGTGGGATCTTCCTTGACCGTTGGCTGCTCTTGGACCGTTGGCTGCTCTTGGACCGTTGGCTGCTCTTGGACCGTTGGCTGCTCTTGGACCGTTGGCTGCTCTTGGACCTTTGGCTGCTCTTGGACCTTTAGCTCCTCGGCTTTTGGCTTCTCTACATTGGCTTGCTCTTCCGCCTCCACATCACTCCACGAATAACTGGTCTCCGCCAGAGGAGATGCGTTTAGATTACCTCTCGATACTACCTTGCGAACCGATGCCTCATAGACATCTATTTCCGTAACGACTTGGACTTCAGTTGGGGAGCTCATGACTGCTGTAACTAATTGGGATAAGTTTAAGTTCTAAAAATTGATGTCAGACACATCAATTTTTAATAATCATACATGGATATCGTCCAAACGGGAAACACGACCCGACTGAAGGAGCGGGCACATAAAGTGCTTCGTAAGGGATATGTCCTTCACGCAGGCACCCATTGTAACGACGGGCGACCCATTACCGAATCCGCACGATATCAAGAAGCAGTTCGTCTCGGTATTCCTATCGTGCTCGAAGCCTCCAAAGAAGAGCGAAAAGGTGGCTGTGATGACCTATGGGTGGATCGATATGCACCCAAGACCCTTGCCGATGTGATTGGCCACAAAGAGTCTATCGCCCAACTCACCCAATGGATCAAGGCGTGGCCCGAACAAGGTCGTGGTGTGCTGATAAGCGGGCCGCCTGGTATCGGGAAAAGTACCATGGCCCATTTGCTCGCGAAAGCCGCAGGTTATATCATTACCGAATACAACGCATCCGATACACGTTCCATCTCCATGTTACGCGGCATGTTCGGACTAGGAATGAAACGATTACAAAAAGAAGTGGTTATCATGGACGAAGTCGATGGGTTCAGCGCACAAGATCGTGGAGGCGTTGGCGAACTCGCTGATTTGATTCGGAAATCGAACTGTCCCATCATCTGTATCGCTAATCAGTTGCCACCCAAGTTAGCACCTCTTCAAAAAGCGTGTTTGGTGGTCAAGTGTAGCCGTCCCGTCAAATCCACCATCGCCACCGCCATGCTCGGACTCTGTAAGAAAGAAAGCTTAGTGAAATCCAAGGCGGAACTCGAGGAGCTCTGTGAGAAAAATGGGAATGATATTCGGTCGATTCTTAACGTCCTACAATCAGGTGTAGGGGCGGAAAAAGATGCCACTCTTCGTCTCGATCTCTTCTCCGCCACCCAGAAACTCATGAGTAACAAACGCATCTCCTTGCATGAAGCCGACGATTTCGTCTACGTCGATTACGGAATGGTTCCCCTCATGGTTCAAGAAGCCTACTTATCCGCCTCTCGATCCCTTGATGAAGCTGTTAACGCATCTGAACAGATTTCCTTCGGAGACATGATGAGTACGCGTCAATGGAACACACAAGATTGGTCCCTTTTACCTCACGTGGTTCATTCCACGGTCGCAACCAGTCGAAAAGTCACAGGACCCTGTCCCTTCCAGATTTTCCCTCAATTGCTAGGCAAAAATTCAAAGAAAATGAAACATCGGCGCTGGATGGAAGATGTTGCTCGTGTCCGCAGTCGCTCCGCTTCTTCCATGCGTCTCGATGAAGCTGAGAGTATCCGCACCATTCTCCTTCGTCCTCTCGCTTCTCTCAAAGGCGAGAAAGGGGATTTGCCCGCCATTCAACAGCTGATTGGGCGATTGGACACCATTCGGCTATCACGAGACCAATTACTAGAAAACGTGTGCGAGACGGTATTTGGAGACATTGATGTTCCCACCAAAGTGAAAACAATGTTTACCAGAGAATACAATAAGGGGCATTCTATGGTAAAGAAAGTGATGAAATCGGTACAAAACGAAGTAGAAGACGAGGAGGAAGAAGAGGAAGACGAGGAAGAAGATGATATCACGGATATAGATATTTAGTTATCTTATTTACATGATAAGATTGTGATTTATATTCTTTCAAATAATCCGATATTGTTTTATCAGCTTCATATTCTTTATATATTCTAATATTATAATACGATGTAGGACTATCATAAATCACAATATTTACATAATTATTTCCAATAAAAGAATGAGGAATAGGACTTGATAATGGAGAATAAAAACGATTAAAATACAGCTGATAGGTCTTATCAGGGCGTCTCGGAAAATCAAGAATACGTAAACGAAAAGGGGTGAAAATTTCTATTGGAAAACGACTTGTTTTATTACAAAGAGTTAAATAGGCAACACGTTCTTTATACGTTAAAAAATATTTTATATGATGTAATAAATCTAATGGTATATCTAAAATCGTATTCATATAAATATTTTCTACTGTATATTATTATTTTATATGAACGGGTCGTGGCTCCATTGGAGTAGCGCCTGTCGGCTTACGATACGACAAGACAAATCTCCTTTTCTACAATTCGCCTTAATTTGACCTGCGTGTCTTACAAACGCTTTCCATCGCTTGATTTGTACAAGATCCATCTCTGGCTCTCGTCGTCCCATCCAATACCGACAATACCATTGAAACCATCCTCTGATGTCGTTGTTTGTATGAGAATCGGATAAAATAGGATATTGTTTTGCGACACTGTGTCCACGATTCGGTACCCATCCATTCTCTTCCCATACGTTCAGATTCTGACGTGATTTCACACGGAATTGATTGATGGATGGGTCGGCACCTTGTGGAGAAAGCTTGCCTTTTTTAATGGCAAGAAGAAACCATTCTTTTGGAAATTCAAGAACACAGTCATTCATGTATTTTCCTTCAAAAGCACCCATCTCCAGAATCTCCGCTGGCGTATAGACCGGCTTGAATTCAGGATGAAAATCCTTGCCAGGACTCTCTTCCAAGACATACGTATATCCTTTTTGCATCTTATCATATACCGTAATCTTGGTACCTTTCTTGTATTCTTTTATCGAATTGCCTTTTGATTCGAGAATCTTCAGCATATCATCTGTTGTTTTAATGGCCAACACTCGCTTGTCTTTGAAGCGCATCTATCTAGATGTTTATAAAAATTTGAACAAATTCAAATCGCATTTAATATCTCAAGCATCATGGCATCCAATCCAGCAGAATATAAATTTAGAGAGATGATTCTCAAAATGTCTGTATCATCTGAATATGATGTTGCAATCCGTGAATGGAAACCTATTTATAAACAAAAACTAGATTCAATTGATGGTCAATGTATATGTCAGCACAAAATTAAAAATATAGTGCTTATTCACAATAAACATAATCAAAAGATGTGTTCTGTTGGTTCTAGTTGTTGTAAAAAATTTGGAATTAAGGATGTAGATAATAGTAAGAATACAACAAATAAATTATTAGCGGACGCGTATATTATGTCTAAAGGAAAATATGGAACGATTGATGACATAGAAGCGTATTCTACTGAATTAAAAGAGTATCTGAAAAATGTTATTACGATGAAATACACTTGTAATATATCAAATCTATATGAAATGGAATTGTTATTAAATCAAGTAGATGAATTAGTTAACAAACATGATATTAATCATCTCACTGATATCTATACAGCTATGAGCAAAACAGTGTCGGAATTAAGACTTAAACTTAAAGAAGAAAACAGAATAAAGGAGGAAAAACGAGCGAAAGAAGAAGAAGAAAACAGAATAAGAGAGGAAAAACGAGCGAAAGAAGAGGAAGAAAAACGTAATAATGAAAAGAAAATGAAAGAAGAAAGAAGGATCAAACAAGAAGATGAGAATCGTAAGGAAGAGAAACGAATCAAAGAGGAGGTACATAAACATAATGTAAATAAAACACAATCAAGTATGCAGCGTTACACTCCTCCCAAACCCGCGCCACTTCCTGCTGATTACGACGAGTTTTATGCCACACTCACCGCCGAAGAAAAGGAACTTGACGCTCTAGCCAAAGAATGGCTCGGTTCCTCCTATTTCATTCAATGGACCCATATGTATACCAAATGGTCGAAACAGAAGGCGGCTGCTAAAAAGTAAAGAATGTATCTTGTTTATCTATTTTTTTCGATCGATAATCGGCGCATCCTTATGTAAAATCAGTGATTCAGGTGGATAGAGGACGAGGGTTTGATAGACTGCTACCAGGATCGCATTCGTGTTTGGATCTTCGATCTGATCCATATTCATGGATCGTCTTCTGGAATCGACATACTGATCGACATCTGGATACCGAACGATCTCCGAGAATTCATCCCTCCATTTTTTCATAAAGATCGATCCTTTGTTACATGCGATAAAATGTTGTTTGATCGGATCTATTATTGCGCACTCTCCATATTTTGGAAATACCCATTGATCGATCGGTTGTTTCAATTCGAACCATGGATCGATCCAGATTCCACCCCGTTCCGCCAAGATCCATACTTTGATCAGATCCGACAAGTAATCAGGGTTTAGCCCAGGATGTGTTCTAATCTCTTCAGGGATCGTGACATATCCCTGATATGTTTTCTTTGTCAAGATCGTGATCTCATATTCTGGATGGTGGAGTTTCCATGACTGAATGCATTCCTTTGCTTCTTCCGAAAGTCTCTTCTCAGGTGCTAAATGATCCGGCTCTTCCCAATACGTCCAGATCGTTTTCGGCGCTTGATTGTATTGAGGTTTCGGATAAAACCATATACCGTAGCCGATCAGGATAAGGATCGTAATCACCATGATGAACTCATTCATCCCTACTCTGTATTTTCATATATGTGGAATATTTGAAAATAAAAATTGAAAGATATACGGATATATCAGTAAGATACCTATGCTTCCTCTCGTTTCACGCCCTGCTTCTTCCAAGCGTCCTGCGATTCGCAGTATTCCTCCGCTCCCTCGCTCCCTTCTTCAACTCATCATCAAACGAGCAAATGCGGTAGAACCTGTTATTCCTGTCGCACCTGTCATAACTTCCATTGCTCATCATTAATTTCAAACACGTATATTTTTATTACCCTATCTAAAGTCGCATTTTATAATTACCATAGACATGTCCACTAAGATCATGATGGCGGACGGCATTGGCTTTGTAGAGCTTCTTGAGACATTCGGCGATGATTTGACAGTTGTGAATGCGGCACGTGTCTCCTTTGATAAAGTGTCCACTTCTCTCACCGAAGCCGATAAGAAACTCATCAACTACCTGGCCAAACACGATCATGTATCACCTTTCTTCCATCCTCAAGTGCGTTTTCGTCTCAAGATGCCGATTTTTGTGGCACGTGAGTGGTTTCGACACACGATTGGTTTTGCCCGCAATGAAGTAAGCCGTCGATACGTAGATACTCCACCTGAGTGCTGGATTCCTGCCGCAAATGATATTCGGGAACGTGATCCGAAAGTCAAGCAAGGCTCCAAGGCCACTCCTGTCGGGGAAGCAGAAGAAGTCCATGAAATCTTGAAAGTACAAATTCAGGGTGCGATGGAGACTTATCAGGGTCTCCTTTCACGTGGTGTCGCGCCTGAAGTAGCACGTGCTGTTCTTCCGCAGAGCATGTACACTGAATTTATAGAGACAGCCTCACTCGCAGCCGTCGCTCGTCTATGTCATTTGCGTCTCGGCGCCGATGCGCAGAAAGAGATCCGTGATTATGCTGGGTTTGTCAATCAGTGTCTAGAGACCGCTTTTCCTGTTTCTTGGAAGGCCCTTCAGCAGACATTCTAGAAGCCAATAAAAATTGAATAATCATGACATCATTCAATATCATGTACCATGAGCAAATACACGAATATGACGATCGAACAAATCATACAGCTTCTTCATCACAAAGATATGATATATGCCGCCATCGAAACCTATTATCAATCACTGCCAGACGGCGATAAAGAATGGGTCGACTCCAACTGGTCCTCCATCCAATCGGCCTTAGTCGATAAAATGGCAGACATGGTCGAACATCGAGAATACGAGGAAGAGGAAGACGAAGAATAACCTAAACCGATTTGCGAATAGAATAAATAATATACTCGCGATGCTTGCGGCCGCCTACGAAGTCGCAAAAATCGAAAGTAAAAAACACGATCCCATGGCAAGGCTCGACATCTATCGCAATGTACTCGAGCCCTATTTTTATTCCCATTTGGTCGAGAACTACGGGAAAATGCTTCAAGAACACTGGGAATCCTATCGTCCTCCACGTGACTCTGAACACGCATTCGTGATCGTGGAACGTCGTGCTCATCCCAATTTCCGCTTTATCCTACAAAACATGGCATGGGCTGCACCCCATATGTCCGTCTATCTCTTCTGTTCCGACGAGAACCTTGCCTTTATCGAGGCGATTCTCGGCGATAAAATCAACTCCTTTCACATCATCGAAGCATTTCAGGGTGATGTCTCTCGTGAAGAGGGAAAAATTGGATACAATGATGTCATGACCGACTATCGTTTCTACGAGTCCATTTCCGCCACGTACATTCTCACCATTCAAATGGACAATATCATTCGTCGAAAGATTCCTGCCTCCATGTTCGTCGGCGATTATTGGGGAAATCCATGGGCGTGGCGCACCCATGCCGCCGGCGGCGGCGGGGCGACTGTACGTCGCGTCGCGGCGATGATCGACCTCTGTAAGAAACACCGTCCTGATCCAACCATCGATGTACCGCCCTTGGAAGATGCCTGGATCGCTGAACGCACCAATTCGTTTCCCGATTTCTCATTTCGTCGAGCACATTTGATGGAAAGTATTCCCACCGAAAATCCTGTGATTCTTCACCAATTCTGGACATTCACGGATGCCTACATCGTCACACCTCGAGACAACGTTATCACATATTGGACTCAATTGTTGACACTTTCACAAGGTTGTTGACACTTACACAAGGTTGTTGACACTTACCCCCTAATTACTTTTTTAGATGTTGATACACCAAAAACGCCACGAGCGCTACGCATACCACCTGACTGGCTTGCGCAACTCTCCATTCACGGTGAGATACCATGCGATGCGTTTCCGTAAAATCAGCGGGAACATTACAGATCGCACACCCTTTCTCTGATTGAATGTCCGTCTTGGCGCCTTGATATTGTTGTAAGACGAGATTCGTGCTACCCACGAGTCGCATATCCGTTAAATAGGCATGAATCGACGCCCACATGTCAATGTGGCAGTGAATGGGATAGGCGTTCTTTAACAATTGTTTCGCAGCACGCAACGTAAGAACATATCCGTGAAAAAGTACAAATGATCCGACACGGATCACACGGGATTCCGCTGGCTCCTTTGGAATCCTTGTCTTATCCTCCCATACTCCGCCTAGGAGCCATATGTCCCACTGAGTGGGATTCTTTAGAATATTCGAGTCCTTGATAATCTGATTGGCCCTTTCTTTGAAATCAGGTGGGACTAAGGCGTCGTCCTCGAATACCATACACATTTCCTGGTTATGATCCACCATCCATTGCCATACTGCAATATGCGACAAGGCACATCCCACTCCGCCCATGCTATCCAGCTCTTCATGTGATCGGCGCGTTTTTGTTTTGATATTCCTCTTGGTCAATGTGGTGATCCGATCATCCGTATCGAGATCAATTGTTTTTCCATCCACGCCCAGAAATCGTTTTACGGGCGGTAGTCCGGGCTGATCCTGGAATCGGCGCCACCGATCCGCACGGCGTTCCAATGTAATACATACTGCTGGGATCGAATCAATGGACCACGACATCCCTCTTCTAGAGATCGAGAAACTCTCTCCCCACCGATCAGATGATTCGCGTCTTACGTGACATCGATTACATAGTTGTCAAAACCCTTTTCTTTCTTACGTTTCATACCTCTGAAGAATCCTACTTCAAAAAAGCGTGGCGAAATCGAACACTTGATCGTTCCTTCGGATTATGGGAAGAAGGATGCCTGATCGGTCTGGCGATTGTATGTGATACAAAACTCGAATACATTTGTATTGATCCCTCTCGACAAGGTCATGGATGTGGTTCTTTTCTGCTTCAGCATGTGTTATCGGTTTGTCCTACACTCTACTTAAATCCTGCGGATGATCCTGTACTATGTCGATGGTATGAACGTCATGGATTCCAATTATCAAATGAAGAGGAGTGTCTTTCCTCCACTCATCGATGCTATGTCCGACATCCATATCATACTCGAAGCAAGACGGCTCGTAAAAATTGATTGATTTTGATGTATGTAACGGATAGATATCCATGGGTCATCTTTCTCTTATCATCGGTTGTATGTTTGCGCAAAAGACCACTGAGTTGTTGCGCCGAGTTCGCCGTTACCAATCCATCGGCTACAAGGTTTTGGTTGCGAATTACGTAGCGGACACTCGATATGGCAAGGACCGTATCGCATCTCATGACAAAGAATTTGAAAAGGCTGTCTGTGTATATCGATTGGCTTCCCTCGAGGAGATGGTCCGATCGGGTGCCTACCAGGTTCTTGCTATCGATGAGGGCCAGTTCTTCAGCGATTTATATGAAAAAATTACAAAATGGGCAGATGAATTGCCCATTCATATCGTGATATCAGGCCTTGACGGAACATCCGACCGCAAACCATTTGGCGATATACTGCGCCTCATTCCCCATGCGGAAGAAGTGGAGCGTCTCAGTGCGTTTTGCGCCGTGTGCCGTGATGGAACCGTTGCGGTGTATTCCCAATGCGTTTCCGCAGAAAAAACGGGCGATGTTCTAGTTGGTGCCGCCGATTCCTATCGCCCCGTTTGCCGTAAACATTATTTATCATCCAAGTAGAATGCCTCGCATCTATGACTCTTCCCAGCTAACCAAGCGCCGCGGTCAATTAGCCATCGCAGGTGGTTTTTTACGTAGTGCGGGTACGGCACCACCTAACAATTTCACATGGCATTCGCGTTCACCTCATGGAATCTCTGATAGTTCCATCATCAACGAAGTCAAAACTGGCAGTATGACGCAGTATACTCGTTATCCCACATGTATCGCGGTAAGTCTGGGTTGTCCATGCGATCCCGTCATTACCGAATCACTCGTGACTCCACCTTACATCCCTGCTCTTCCTGGTGCGGTCTCTGGTATCACCTATACGGTTGGTTCAATCATTGTGTCGTGGATCGCGCCCACCGTGGGCGATGGTCCCTTTACGTATACCGTGACACCGTTTTTGAACGGTGTTGCACAGGATCCGATTACTACTTCTGATACATCCTATCGCTTTACAGGTCTTCAAGAGGGACAGCCCTACACCTTTACGGTTGTTGCGTCCAATGCGGCCGGCCAAGGGCCGGTCGTACATGCGCCCTACTTTTTGGCTCCTCCAGATGCACTATCCGTTGCTATGTCTGGCAGTTCTACGCCGATTAATCCCGATCCATGCTTGGCATATATCATGAATGCGGGTCTCGATAATGTACTAGAATATATCGCGTCAGCGAATATGGGTCCGACCAGAGGATCACGTATCATGTACCTTTTTGCCGCGTCTGTTACACAAGCATGGAACTGGGTGACTGCGGATACGAACGTCCAAGGCATTCATGACAACTGGAACTGGACGCTTTCCAAGGCGGCGGCACCCCTTTCCACAAATGATTGTATCATTTGGATGGCAAGCGTCATTGATTTCCTTGCGTCACAACTTCACACCATCCCTTCTATTTACAATTGCCCTGCCGATGTGGTGGCTCGTGTGAAATCGGCTGGCCAATGGGATAATTGGGTGGCTCGATGGGGCACATGGTACATCAACCGCTTAGCGGATGGCTCTGCTGCTGCTGGCACAGCACAGCCTACTTCTTCCGCCAACTGGAATCAGACCATTATCGTGGATGGCGTAACTGTCAATCCCATTAGCGGATTCCCCCAGCCTCAAGAGTGGACTCGTCTTACTGTCAATGGAAATCTACAGCGATATCTGACCTATTCATGGGCCTCCGTCGCATCCACCTGTCTGTCTGCGCAAGATGAGGTTGCTATTCAGGCGCTCGTTCGTCCCGCGATAGGTGAGGATCGTGATACCGAGATCGATGACGTTCTGACGATCGCTCAAAATCTGACCGACGAAGAAAAGATGATTGCTGAATTCTGGTCCGGATCCACACCAGGCACCATGTCTCCGCCTCTAATGTCTATTTGGCTCTGGAAAGAATACATTCGCACCAACATATTTAGTTGCCCGACTATCATGTATTCATTTCTGGATCTTGCCATTCACTTATTTGAAGGTGCCCGCGTGACATGGGCGCAGAAATATGCGTTTATGGAGTCTCGTCCCATCCAAGAAATTCGTCGTCGTTACAGTGGCCAGCAGATTGCTTCCTGGAACGGCACCATTTCAGGAGATCAGTGGCTTCCTTATCAAGTATTGTCGTTTGTCTCACCGCCTTTCCCTGATTTCCCGTCAGGTCACAGTCATTTTACCCAAGCATTTGCCATTACGATGAACAAATGGTTCGGTGCTACGATTTCTAAACATACGGTCACCTATGACCTACAGACGCTCTATTCCACGTCCTTTACTACCAATCAGACCGCGGCATTCGGCGATTTCGTTCTGCCGGCTGGATCCTCTGCGATTCAACCTGGCGTGACTCCTGCGGCGCCTGTTACTCTGTCCTTTGACACATGGCAAGATATGGCGGACCAGGCAGGTATGTCTCGTTTGTTTGGAGGCATTCATACGATTTCGGCCCATTATGCGTCACAGACCACCGCGAATGCAGTGGATGGATACATTAATGCGGCATGGGGTATCACACCATAAACCCTACTGGATTTATGGCCTGTAACTATCGCCTTGCTCTCGGTATCGTGCTTTAATTATTATAGTTCTTCATCCCAGTCTAGAACAGGTTCGCATGGAATCTTTTTAAATTCTTCTGATAGCACGTGAGGTGCTTTTTGTAGAACATGTGAAGGCTCGATGACTGGCTCCTTGATAGGTTCTTTTATCATTTCCCTTACCAGTTCAAAATGAACAGTTGGTTCTTCTTCCTCTTCATCATCTGATCCACAATCGATACAATCCTCTCGATCGATTTCGCAGCAACAATAATCGTAGACGCACCAATCATCCAGTCTCAATCGATAGTCATATTGTTGATATCGGAACAGTCTATCATATCCTAGTACATTATGTCCATATCCAAATATTTTATTGGAAGGGAGAATGTTCCAATGCTCTCGCTGTATAAAACGTTCTCCTTCTTGTTTTATCCATAAAATCAGGGCGGGCTGGACATCATCCAAGGAACACGATGTGTAATATGTATTCGATCGAGACAAATAATGTACCCTAAAATGTTTGATTCGATCTCCTTCTATGAGATCGTGATGAAGCATATACTGAAATATAACCTCCATTACTCTTCGTTTGATCTCATTGTTTAAGTTTATAGTATAATATTCCCAGTAATAATCCGAATGCGTTCCGAATTGCTATACCATTTCCGCCAATTTTCAATTCGCACCCATCCCTGTCTCACCGCCGCCGCCACACTTTGAATAAATGCCGTGTATTCGCATTTTGGGACCGTTACATTCGCATACGCTGCCTTGCATTCTTCCACTGTAGAAATCATGATCGGTTGATCTTTTGAAACTCTGACCGCATTATGAAACGCAAAGAGCCACGCGCGTGTTACGTTTTGAAGTTCCTGGCCATACAAGCCCTTTAGAGGCGGCAACGGGTTCGCTGCTAGATACGCGGCAGCGTGCGCCTGACATTCAGTACAAGGAATCATGAGTGGAAGCATCGTTAGCAGCGTTTCCGTGTAATTCGCCTGGTCCGTGTCAATGATTTTATTTCCCGATGCGCCAATTCGCTCCGCAATACAATGTAGGTATTTCCATAAAATAGGGCCCCATTCTGTCGGGGCTAATAGTTGGTCCATTTGAAGAACCGGCGCGGCCGCGCCCTTTTTTGTTCCACAGCCACAACCCATCTAATGGGTGACTCGGGTTTTTCTTTATGTTCTTTGAACACATGTGCTAACATATGTCCGTTATACGGAGGTATGTTAGCGAATCATCGTTTCGATCGATGGACCTCAGCATTATGAGTGCCGCGCTCGTTCCAGTCTGAGCTAATTCGCTGTTATTAGTCTTAACGGGACTTGAACCCGCAGCCTCGCAATTAGAAGTTGCGCGCGCTTCCGTTGCGCCATAAGACTATGTAGAACCCATCTGGTTCTGTTGTTCTACGAGTGAACTATCTTTAGGCTCCGCATACTTCCAAATGAACCCCCCTGATGTTTTACTACGCCCTGATAAATTTTGTTGGATATTTTGTCTAGAAATCCCTGTTTTTATTCCTGCTATAGAGATTGAATCAAATAATTCAATCAATATATTGTCTAACGTATATTGTAGCACTTTACGTCCATATGTATTTGTCATTCTGTTATTTCTATGGTATACTTTAAGACTTTCACTTATCTTCTTCTTCCCTTCTTCCGTTTTTGCATGACCTCCAATTCTACCTTCCGCAATAGCTTTCTGCCACTTTTCTGATTTTTTTTGTAATTCCCCAATATTATGTGTTTTATTAAATTCAATTGCTACTCTACGCGAACGTTCTCTTACTTCTGGATTCGCATTATATGCTTTTGATTTCTCACTTAGAATCTTTTTTGTTTCTTCCGAATGAGTCTTTCCAAGAAACGATTGATTCGTTTTTCCACCTGTTGCTACATTATAACCATTTGGAGATAAACTATTGTATTTTTTGATATATTCGCTTTCAAATCGAAATACATCTTCATCAAAACAAATGATAAGAACTTCAAACTTGAAGGCATCCTCGCCATATTTCTTGAATGCTTTCATTAAAAATGGGCACCCATTTCCTTGCCTATTATGGGATTTATGATTAGACCATCGTTCATTTGGGTTTGATTGTGTTGTTACACCGATATATGCTTTATTATTCACAGTATTTGTAATTTTATAAATATACCCCATCCCTCTACTTTAATAATACAGTCCTGCTTTATCCTCACATTTATTCTCGAAAAATAGCCATGATGTCTTCAATATGATTTCCAGAAAGGATCGTGGGATTTTTATTCTTAATATACGATTTATATTGTATCATCAATTGTAATTGCTGTTTATCGGTATACCATAATGGCGCAACACTTGAATAATCAAACATGATCATTCGTTCATTTGGGTAGATAAAGGATTGTGTTTGGGCACGATACACATCATCAATCTTCAACAGTCGTTCTTCAAATGCTTCTATCGATCCTGTGTCCCATCCATACAGTGTCGGCATCAAATCACTTGGAAAAATAGACGGATGAGAGAGCGTTGCATCCGAATTATAAAATAGAATTTTACATCTTGTCTTATTTTCTACAAGAGGAACCGTAGCATCGAATGTGTTTCTTTCTATACACAACGATTTGTACCATGATAATATCTCCTGAACAAGGGGGTTAATAACGGCTTGATTCGCCCGATCATTGAAATCAACACGAAGATTTATCATGATAAACGGACAGTCTGGCTTTCCTTTAAAATAACTATCGAACTCTTCCATGATCGACTGTAATGTATGATCCATCAAAAACGTATGCGACAAATAGATGTCCCCCTTTTCATACGATACACGAAAATCGAAACATCGTACACCCTTTTCTAATTGCTCCGAGATAGTCAGGGATTGATTTCGTACCCATGGCGTAACCATAAATAAACACCCATTTAGCAATGAACCATATGTACAACTATTATGCGTTCCATACAACATTCTATTATATCATACCGATTTTTATTGAGTGATAAAAATCGACATGTTTAATGCCTCCGACGAGAATCGAACTCGTGACCTTCTCTTTACAAGAGAGATGCGCTGCCAATTGTGCCACAGAGGCTTATAGGTGGAGGTACGACGGCAGTAGGATTCGAACCTACGAGGACATAGTCCAGTTGGTTAGTAATCAACCGCTTTAAAACCACTCAGCCATGCCGCCTTCTCCACACCCTACTTACTCAATAGGTCTTTAAGCTAGTTATCCATCGAGATATAGCCAACGCTATATAAAAATTGAAATCGCAATCCATCATCATATATATCGCACCCAATCATGTCTCACCTCATCTTCCACGAAGCCATTTCACACTCCCGCAAAGGTACTGAATTGAAAGAACTTCTCGCACGAGAATTCAAAGATCTACGCCCTTATTCGGGACTATCCTTTTACGACATTTTCCAACGTGTTTCTACGTTATGTACTCTCGGACCTCTTCATGTATATGATATTACTGCGGCTATCTGCCGATGCCATCGCGTCCATATCGACAAAATTTATATTGTAGGGAACGGTCCAAAAATTGCAGCAGGGCTGTTACATCTAAAAACAAAAAAAGATGCGAAAGATAAACGATTGCGATATATTGAAATGTCTGATACCATTCGTGCGCTTACGAAACATAATATCCCTGTACTCCATAGTACTAATGGAGATGATTTTGAAAGTTACCTTTGTAAATGGCAGGCAACTCTTCCTCGAGACAAAAATGATAAAAAATACATTCCCGTCTACCCAAAGAAATAGTACTCATCTTCGAACGAAAGATCAATCCATCTTGCCTCCTTGTGTTTCTCCGCCGTGCCAATCCACAATCCTGCCGTCCCATCTTCAGAGATCCATTCGTTTTTCGCCCAGCATGTAGGATATTTCCGAAGAATGTATTCCAGCCATTCGTTATATGGCTCCCACGCACTCACATAATCAAATCGAATTCCTCTCTTGCCAACCTGTGTGATCGTGATATAGGGAATCGATTTAATCTCTTCAAAGATTGGATTTCCGTCCTCCTTACACGTAATGGTCATATGATTCACACAATCGTTAGGCATGCTTCTCTCTTTGTCGGGTGCTACTTTTAGGCCTCCTAAAGCGGCGAATACGCCCGCGAAGTGGATACTAAAGCGGCGAATACGACCGCGAAGTGGATACTAAAGCGCACTGTGTATCATATAGCAATGAGCGCATATTTTGTCGTTCTTAGCAACCTCTCCTCCATCCCCTGTATCATCTACTACCAGCATCGACGTAAATACTTTTATTCCTTACAAATCCTTTTCAACTCCATCTTCTCCTTTTTCCATCATTTGAACTGGTCAGGTCTCTATCGCATTAACGAGAATGGTCTCTTTGATTTTCTGGACGGAGTCTATTCCTATTTATCCATTTATCTCTTTTCGGTTTATCTCATGCTATCCAATCACTACGAACTCCGCACCGAACTCTTCTTGATTCAGACCATTCTCTTAACGATGGTATACAGTAACTTGGGTGCCGTTATTGTTTTACCCGTGACTGCGTTTTTAACACTCATGATCACAGGTGTCCACTTCCAAAAAATGAATTCGGTTGCGTTTCGCAATCCTTATTTACATCTCGGAATAGGCTTGGCGATAGCAGATCTGACCTGTTTTTTCCTTGCGGTGAACTATGAATATAATTATTTACATGCGGTTCATCATCTGATCGCTTTCAATTTGCCGATTGTGGTGGATCAATACGTGTCCACTCTTCATGTGACGACGGAGCCGCATGCGATTCCACTCGAATCACCTGTCATTATTCCTGCGTTACGAATATAATGGAAGTCATCACCGTCGCAGAACAGGCAGAATTGGCGGAATGGGCCAATCAGAATTACGGATCGTTCATCAAGAATGGGTTCGGGCGTCAGTTCAAGAAACTGCGTGAACTGCCTACCATTCCTGCGTGTGTATGGGATATCAAGTCACGAATTGTCGCTCTGGAGGGACTGGAGAATGCTCCACAAGAACCGCTCTTTGAGGACTATATCGGATATATTACCGACGGTGGTAAAATTCATCCCCATAAAGATTCCAATCGAGACGGTTTAATTCATACACGCTTCAATGCGTTCGTTCAATTGCCTGAAAAAGGCGGATTGCCTGTGTATGGTGACGTGGTATTACCCGTTTCGGAACGCCATTATGTCCGCTGTAATTCGGGCATTGATGTTCACACCTGTGAAATGGTAGAAGGGCCGAAGGCCCGCATCGTGTTGTCGTTTGGATTTTTGTTGTAACCTTCTTTATATTTCCATATGAATCCTCCTGCTGTTTTGGTTTTTCCAGCCAAAACGTTTTGAATATTACTTTTTTTGACAGTTGATGTTCGATCTGCTTCGGCGATACTTGGATATTCTTTTACCAAGACACCATCTGTTGTATATTGTACGACAGGTTTACTTAGGGCTTTTCTAATAATTTCTCTATGCTTCTCGGATATACATTTGCTTTCTGGTGTACTTGTTTTAAAATATCTCTTTAATCCTTCACTTATTTTCTTCTTGTATTCATCTGACATCGTCTTTGTACCATTCGCATATTGTTCTTTTCGTTCCGCCATCGCTTTCTTAAACTTTTCTGAGTTCTTTACACAACTTGAAAAGTCAACATGTTCTGATGATTTCTTGTGTTTTTCTCGATAGGTCTCGAAATGTTGCGGGTTCTTTTCGCGAAATTGTCTTCCCTTTTCTTTGATTTTCTCAATCGTTTCTGGTGAATGTTTATATCCGACACGACCATCTCCAATTTGTCCTCCAGATAAAATATTATAACCATTTGGTTGTTGTGAATTATATTTCTTAATGTATTCTTTTTCATACTTCACAACATCTTCGTCAAAACAAATAATAAGAATGTCAAATGTGAAGTTCTCTACACCATGTTTCTTCATTGATTTCTTTAGCAATGGACATCCTTCTTTGTAACGCAATGAATTAATATGTTTTCTCCATCGTGATTGGCAATCTGGTTGTACGGTTACGCCAATATAACATTTTCCTGTTATTTTATTTGTGATTTTGTAAAGATAACCCATCACTTCTATTTTTCTGTGTTGAATATCTTTTAGATTCTCAAAACAGAAGATGCGAGCTGTGGGATTTGAACCCACGAGGATTTCTCCAGCAGGTCTTAAATCTGCCGCATTAAACCGGGCTTTGCTAAGCTCGCTGATATGGATCTTCTCCACAACCTATCATCTCAGTGGATCTTTAGGTTCCTTTAGTAGATGACCCCCGAGTTCCGCTACGAATCCACACAGATTCATTCCGATCTGCGAAACGGAATGCGTCGCACCAAAACCCAGCGCGTCACCATTCGCGGCAAGAATGGTCATAAGGAGGTTACGGTCAAACAACATGGTAAGCGCTCGAAAACATCAAAGAAGAAACTTAGTAAGAAGGAAATCGACTGTATTCGCAAATGCCAGTTTATCCCTGGACTTTTTAAAGATTGCGAACAATGCGTTAAATAAACTCCAGAATACTACGTTTACGATCATCCATGATTTTTACCTTTGCGAACATCTCCTTTGTCATCGCCATCGATGCCAACTTGATCAACCCCTCTATGGCCCATGTCGGATTGATCACTATCATTTCCTGAAAGGTTGAACCGTACTTTGTAGTAAGAAGATCAAATAGAGCACGTCCTACCTTAATCTCTGCTGCATGCTTCATATCAAATCCATCTCCATCAATCACACATTTCCATGGCTTATTTCCAATGGTTGCGAACATGTTATTCACATGCGTCAAGATTCCATCCATATCATCGTATAACTTCGCTTTGGACGGGTGCGTATAAAAGAGTACGATCCCGTTTTTGTCCGCCACTTTTTTAAATGAATGACTAGTTGGATCCGCCGCGCATTTCGGACAGATTTTTTCCATCTAGTATTCTAGATACAACTTTTTTAAGATACTTTTATCACACGTATGGGTTTCACTTTCTTGCGATTTATGAGCGTTTGGGTGCCGTGAAACTAGCATTAGATGGCCCATATCCATTCATGTAGTTATAATTCCTATTATTATTATTATTGTTATTCTTCTTCTTTGAAAAGCAACGTTTAATACCATTAATCAATTTACACCATATCGCGCCACGTTGTGAGCGAGTTAGCACACCGCCGCGTCGTCGGCGTGTTTGATTAGAACGTCTCTGAGGCATTATACTATAATATCATATTTTTATTTTCCCCCACTATACCAGGATGCCCCGCCGGATTGAAACCGGTGAGTTGCTTCATATTCCGCGGTTGGAAAAAGCTGTTTTTTGCCTACAAAAACGATTGAAATTAGCAATCGATGGACGTGAACGACTACCATGTGAGTTTCGATTTTCATTACATATCAATCATTATGCCAAATTAACCATGTCTACCATATTAAAACAAGACGATTCATTTGACCAAGATTACTTAATTACTGGGATAACCTATACGATTGAACTATGTGAAACCGATCACATCATTGCCTTACATGAAACCCCCATCGAACCATATGAACCAGTCTCTGTTGTTATTGCGCTTCTTCAGAAAATGGAGAAATACGATGTCAAACACTTGTATATGTGTCATCATTGTATGGAAAATCTTGTTGAAAAAGGGGATACATGCTGTCATTCCTGTGACATCAGTAAGATCACCTATTTCGAGATGTGTTCCATTTGCCAAGATGAAGATTACGTTATCATTGCGTCTGTGTGGTGTAAACTGATGTGCGGTCATATTTTCCACAAACACTGCGTGCTTCAGATCAAATGTCACGTTGGAGAACGGTTCAAATGCCCACTTTGTCGCCATGATCAGCCCCAGTCTGCCATCGAGGTGATCTGAAGGTGCGTACGGGTATTCAATAAAATTGATGTTCGATGATATGATAAGAGAGGTTATAAGGACAATGAGTAATGTAGCAGAAGAAACATGTAATAAACATGGGTGTTCTGATCCAGTCATTCCTAGAGGAAAATATTGTGAGGTTCACCGAACAAGGAAGAAAATATGCGTTGAACCTGGATGTAAGAATGGAGCAAGAGTACAAAGTGATAGGTGTAAAGCTCATGGAGGCGGAAAGCGATGTATCGAACCAGGATGTAAAAATAGTAGCGTGGATAAGACAAATAAATGTATGTCGCATGGCGGTGGAAAACGTTGTGTTGAACCATTATGTAATAAAACAGCTAAAGGAAGTACTAATAAGTGTATCGAACATGGTGGTGGAAGAAGATGTGTTGAACCACAATGTACAAAGGGTGCGATTGGAAAGACAGATCGATGTAAAAAACATGGAGGTGGTTTGCGATGTATAGAGCCACAGTGTACAAAAAGTGCGAAGGGAGCAACTCAGAAGTGTATCGCACATGGTGGTGGAATACGGTGTAACGTTACAAATTGTATGAACAATATCGTAGGTTCATCTGATACATGTAGAATACATGGCGGCGGAAGACGTTGTATTGAATCTGATTGTAATAAACTCGCGGCTTCTAAAAGCGATTATTGTACTTCACATGGTGGAGGAAAACGATGTATTGAGCCAGAGTGTAATAAACTTTCTGCCTTTAAAAGTGACCGATGTAAAAAACATGGCGGTGGAGAACGATGTATTGAACCAGGGTGTAATAAAGGTGCGCAAGGAAATACCAATAAATGTGGCGCACACGGTGGGGGACGACGATGTCCCAATTGTATCAATTGGATTGATTCACGATGTGGAAGTGTGCGCAACGATTGGTATTGCGCAACATGTTTTAAACGTCTTTTCCCAGATGATCCCCGTTCTAAAGTAATTCACGAACATACAAAAGAGATCAGAGTTCGCAATGCGATCTCTGAACGATTCTCTGGATTTATTCACGATCAACCATTATACACAGGTGGATGCGATTGTACACATCGTCGACGCATCGATCATCGAAAACTGATTGGAAATACGATCTTAGCAATTGAAACCGATGAGTTTGCACATCAAGGCTATGATAGGAACGATGAAGTGATTCGTTATGATGATTTATATATGATTCATAGTGGAAAATGGATATATATTCGATTTAATCCTGATCATACTAAAAATGACAAAACTGATTTGGAAGATCGTATTGTTATACTAATTAATGAAATTGAGAAACAAATATATCGAATTGAAACAGAAAACAATACAGAATTGGTTGAAATTGTGAAATTGTTCTATTGAGGATTGTAGTGCGTTCAAAATCCGCTTTTTGTTTCTACGGAAAGAGTGGAGCAAGGTTGAGTGGCGCAATAGGAAGCGCGTATGACTGTTAATCATACGGCAAGTGGATCGAAACCACTCTCGACCGTTTCTCCTTAATTTCATGTTTGATAAAAAATGAAATTAAAAATAACACCCCACTTTCTGATAATGATTTGGATAGATCCCCAAAGGTCAAGAATGGTACACCCGACGCAACCCATACTCTTTCATACATTTTTCCATATGCGGCCGACAATGTTCGCATGGCTCTGACTCGACCAACTCATTGGTGCCCCGTGAAATACGAATCACAATCAAGATGGCACCTGCTAATTTACTATGATCTCCCAGCTTTTTTAACACGGCGCGCTCAGCGTGAATGGTTCGATCATCGTATCCGCAGCCTCTCGCACGGGATCCTACTGTATTCGTTGCCATCGCAATCATTTTTCCTCGTTTGATAATCATGGCGACATGAACATGGCGAAGTTTGGTTTTGAGCCATAATGACTTCAGGCTGAGATGATGGTAAAAGAGATGAAGAATGGATTCCTTGTCAATTCGCATGTTTGATGAGTGCACCTTATCTTTGCCGCCTGACTTCTTCAATTTTTATGCCGTTTATATTTACTTCGTTTACACGTCTGATTTTTCAATCTGTCCCGTCGAAGAGGGAATGATAACTGTATTTTCATTCTCCGTCGCATTTGCAAATGAAGGCACTTCCTCTTTCACTGTTTCGACATGTTTCTTTTCAGGTGTGACGCCACGACGAGAGGAAAATAATGGATTCTGCTTCAAATGAAGTCGATTCTCAAAGTTCGAATGACGTGGTTTTGTAGTTATGGCGGGAGGAGGGGCATCTCCGCTGCTTCGTCTCGTCTTATTGATATCGTTATCAATCATACTCTGGATCTTCTTTTGGCGCTCTTCTAATGCGCGCTGGTATTCTTCTTCTGTCTGTTGAATATGTGCTTTCTCTCTCTCGAGTTCTTCTTTCAATGAATGTTTACGTTCTTCCAATGCTTCTTGAAGTCTCGTTTCCACTTGTTTCTTGATTGTATCCTGAATCTGCGGGGAGAGGAGTTCGTTCAGTGTACGTCTCTTGTGACGAATCATGAGCGCAGCGTCGCTGAGCACCTGTTTTAAACGCGATTGTGAACTTTCGAAAACACGTGTATGTTCCAGTGCGCCACAGATATCTGGCTTCTTCAGATCCGTGATCATTCCAAAGTTTGCCTCAAATAAGTGGATGGATTCTTCAGGGATCGGTGGCGATTGTTCAATCAACCGATCGAGATCCGCGCGACAGATCTTTAGAAAATCCAGGGAGTCGATACGATCATCTGGATTCAGCGCCAGTTCTACCGCAATCAACCGCTGAAACTTTCCCCATGAAATCGAAGCCACACGGTGCGATTCTTCCATCTGCGCATACCGTAAATAGTTTCCAATTGTCGTCAATAGACCCGCAAAAAGAGAGATGCCGCCAATCGCAAAACTCGCATATTTCTTTGACGCATCGTCACTAAAGAGGGACTGAATACCAAAGTTGGCTGTTCCTCCCAGCGTCGATAAGATGATCACTGGCAAATTGATCCACGTTGTTTTACTGTGAAAATGCTTCTCTGATTTATCATGAAGCCAACGATAACACATGGCGAGATCGCTCCATTCGGCCATCAGAACTTCCTGTTCGCGTGACCATCCATTTAAAAAACGTTTCTCCTTGGGAGGCGCATCTGGTGCAGGGGGTCCTCGGATAGGGGAAACAGAACGCGATCGCTGTTTTTGTGGACTTTCATTTCGCATCTCTACGTCAGGATCGCTTCCATTGATCATTTTGACGCCCTGTTCCATTTATCTATTGTTTTCTTTTTATTTTGACGCGGGAAGGAACGATGTGTCAGCGGGGGCTTTAGGCCCTCGGCTGTATGTCTTGTGGCGTTTCTTCTCTTCGAGGCCGAGTTTATAGAGCGCGGCTACTTCGGTCTCCTTTAAACTATGGGGATCGACACCCTTTGGTAAGGAGACAAATTGCGGCTTCTTGAGGGAAGGCTTTACGATGTACGGTCCATACGGGCCTGTCCGGATCATAAATTCCTTGAAGGCCCGGATCACTCCGGCGGCTCCGCCGCCCCCGGTCTGCTTTGCCTCGAGGCGGCGAACGGTTTCCTCGATCGGTTCGTTTTCTTGAAACGGGATGGAGATCGATCCAGATTGAAGATACGATCCGAATTTCCCAGATCGTTTTTGAATTCGGTTTCCATTCCATTCTCCAAAGTCTGATCCGGACCGGAGTATATTTTGATCTTTTTGAAATTGTATCGCCTGCTCTTCCGTGATCTGATCAAAGGCGGTGTCCTTAGGCCAGCCAAAGAATTGTGTTGCGCCCTTTGTCTCTCCTTCCATCAACAGGATCGGACCCTTCTTAGACTGAACAGCCTTGAGACCGTTAGAGAATGTCCGGATCTTAGGATTGGATGTTGGAGTTGATTTCAGAGCGCCCCCCAACGTCTCCACTCTGGCTCGGTAGGAATTCCAGATCTCGTGAAGGAGTAATTTCCATGATCGCGGATCATCGATTAATTCGGGGTGAGCGATCTGATCTAGACGCTGTTCCATCTGAGCCGTAAAGCCATATGCAAAGAGATCATCGAACTGTGTTTTCAGCCAATTCCATACGGATCTTCCCAGATCAGTCGGAACCAGCTTATTCTTTTCGGCACCTGATTTCTTTTTGGTTTCTGATTTGGTGGGAGGCCATGTTTGCGGATGGATCTGATATTCCGCAACGAGCACCTCTTTGGCCGGAAGATCACGGATGGCGACATAATCTTTCTCTTGAATCGTGGAAAGGAGTGATGCAAAAGTGGAAGGTCGACCAATCCCATACGTTTCCATGTCACGAACGAGTGTGGCCTCCGTATATCTCCCTTTCGCCTTGGACTCTTTTGGTTCTGCTCTTATAGTACTCCATTCGACTTTATCTCCTAGTTTCATTAAGGATGCTTTATTCCATTCGGTGGTTTGTTCAAGAAGAGTTTCATCTTCGTCTAGATTCGCAACGGAACCTGCGCGTTTCCACCCTTCGAATGTCGTGCGTTTCCATCGGGCAAGCCAGTTGAAATCAGTATCACCCTGTATTTGAATGGTGATGTGACAGGTTTCTCCACGCGCAGGTGACATGACCGATTGAATGGTTCGTTGCCAAATCAGGCGATATAGTTTCTTTTCGTTGGCGTCGCCTTGTATCGTCTCCGCCTCCATGTGTGTGGGGCGAATCGCCTCGTGAGCTTCTTGGGCTTGCGGAGCCTGCTGCTGCGCTTGCGCCTGTTGTGCTTTCACCTTTGGTTGTGCCTGTCCTACATATTCCTCTCCATACGCGGTTTTCACCCATTCTTTCGCAGCCATCGCCGCTTCTTCTGACAATACTGCCTTATCTGTTCGCATATACGTGATATGACCTGCTTCATATAGTTTTTGTGCGATTTTCATCGTATTTGCTGGATTGATTCCATACAGCGCACTGGCCTGTTGTTGTAACGTACTTGTCATAAACGGCTTCGGTGCGGATTCAGACCATGGTTTGATTTCACTGTTTGTAACGATTCCTTTCGAAACCTTATAAATATTTTCCATATAATTCATCGCCGATTCTTCATCTTCCAATTCATCCGTCATGGTTGCATCAAAGGTAAGCGATGGATGTTGAAAGGTTGCCTGAAGTTGCCAGCTAGATGACGCCTTAAAATCCTGGATCGCATCCTCGCGTTCAATCACGAGACGTAACGCAGGTGTCTGGCATCGTCCCGCCGATAAGGAGGGAGCCACATATTTCCACAATAAAGGACTGATGGTAAATCCAATCATCATGTCGAGCATCGCGCGAGCCTGTTGTGCGTGAACTTGATTCATATCGAGTGTTTGTGGATGTTCAACAGCATGCTTGATAGCCTTCTCGGTGATTTCCGTGAATGTAATCCGTTTCGCTGTTTTCGGATTGAGTTTTAACAGGAGACATACAGAATACGCTATATTTTCGCCTTCTCTATCACGATCCGCGGCCAAATAGATTTCCTTCGCATCCTTCGCCGCATCTTTCAATTGTTTGATGGCTTTTGATTTTTGTTTGATCCATTCATATTTTGCTTCAAAATCACGTTCGATACCCACTGCGTCGATGCTGTGTTGTAGAGCGCGTATATGACCCATACTGGCAATGACTCGCCATCCGGCTCCCAGAAACCCTTGGATTTTTTGACACTTCGCAGGCGATTCCACAATCACAAGATTCGCCATGTTGTCTTTTCCTTCCCGTCTCGAAGTATATCAATTTTTGTTGTATGACAGTAGAACATGTATCTGACCCCTAAAGAAGTAACACTTGAAGTGGCTGCGGTGGCATTTATCAACGTTTTCATTGTCTATATGGCCGCTTTTTCGTATAAACTGGATTGGCGTGGAATGGTTGCTGTGATTGTCATGGCGTCCATCCTTACGGCATCCCTGAATTCTCTATTTTTGAAAAACATCCGTGTGACCAAAATCGACGAGCGTGCGTTGATGGCGGAAGGGATGGGAATCCTACTGATCTCCGTTCTTTCCAGTCTTGCCATCTTTATTGTTCTTGTCTCTCGTTTCAATTTCGCAATGGCGATTGGCTTGTCCTTTTTTTCTGGACTCCTCCTCTCGATGGTGCGCAGTCTCGCAGCATAAACCGTTCCTTCCATGCCTTTCAGTAGAATGGCGACCATCAACGCCTCCAGTGGGCAAGGGGCTCTCTTTGAGCTCGTTGCGCGTGGTGTAAAAGACTCCTATTTCGTAAAAGACTCCAAAAACAGCATATTTCCCTATGATGCACGATATGAATCTTCTATTCCTCATTTGGCAGAACGCCGTACCATGGTGCCTTTGGCGGATGCCACCTTTGGGAACAGTTTTGAAGTGGAGATTGACACCTATGGCGATATTCTAACCGAATGTACCCTACAGATTGAATTGCCCACATGGCTCCCTCCTCTTCCCGTTCAACCCAATGGTCAGGCGTATTCTCCCGAACGCGTCAACGGACTGTTTCCCATCACGGATTTGAACAACGTATCGTATGGATACGTTAATTATGTCGCCTATTTCCTATTCGAGAAGATCCAGTTCTATCAAGATCAGTTTCTCATTCAAGAATGGTCAGGCGACGGGCTATTGGCCAAACAAATGACGGAAGGTTCGTCAAACAGTAGCTTTCTACGACAACAAAAAGCAGGATTGCTAGACACGACGAATCCGCTTACGGGTCAGATCACGGATCGTGGAATTCAATTGCGAGCGACTCCTGGTTCCCTTCGAATCGTGTTACCTCTGCCTGGCACACAATGTCCTGGTGATGCTGGATTTCCTCTCGTGGCGATGCCATGGCAGAACTTTCGCATCAAGGGTACGCTTCGAAAACTAGAGGACCTTGTCGTCTCCAGCGATCCAACGATGTACAAACCCGCACCATGGCTTATCCCTTCGATGCGTTATACGTTTAGTGATGGCACGGTACACTCATTTGCTCCTCTTTCTCGTATTCAGATAGGGGGGCCACGTATCCTTCTCTCTACCGTCCAACACTATGTCTCCCCGCAGATCCAAGAAGAGCTGCGCTCGAAAGTCATTGAAATCCCTTTTCGACGCCAGTTCGATAATCTGTTTACGTTTGGCGAGCTCGATTTCATTCCATTGGATAAAGGCGGCAGCGCCGCCGTCACACGTCGTCTTGATGGACGACATCCTACTGAACGACTCGTCTGGTTCTTTCGATCACAAAATGCGCTGGATCAGAATCGCCTTGATCTGTTTTCGAATGATTATTTCGATTCCCGTGTAGCATCTGGGGTACAACCCTACACCACTCCCTATGGGGAATTTTATTACGATCTGAAATTATTGATCGCTGGACGTGATCGAGAGGAGTTACACGAACCGCTCGTCTGGAGTCAGATCAACGCTCATGCCAAAGATGAAAAGGCGAATGGAATGCATATCGGATCGATGAATTGGTCCACGGGCGAGAAATATGGAACGATCTATCCCGCAGAGCGACAGCCTGAAGGGACGGTAAATCTGACAACAGCGGATCGTCCTACGCTTTATATCGAATTGGCGAATATTAACTCCAATGCGGTACTGGCTCAGCGAAAGGCCGAGATGCGGTTGTTTACAGAAGGATGGAATGTGTATGTGGTGAAAGAGGGGCGTGGTAGAGTAATGTTTGCTAGTTAGTCATCACTGTTTGAATCCGCCCTTGATCCACTCCGCAACCTTCATCGTATCCGAACTCTGAAAAAGTGGTTGTGGAACACCATTCACAATGGCAAGAAAGCAAGGAATGGTCTTGACACCACAATATCCAGGGCTATAATCATTCTCGTCCAAGTCACATACATACCATTTGATTTGATCGCTCAGATTCAAAAGTGCCTGTGTATCGATTCGTTTACAAGGTCCACACCATGTAGCCGTAAAGCGAATGATCACGATTGGGTCGTATTTTGTATTATCGACCGTCCGTTTGATCAGACTTTCTAACAGAGATTGGTCTAGGAGGGGTATCATTTCGTTCGTCTTGGACTGGGACATTCTTTGATCGATGATACGTAACAATAACTCCTCCAAGTACAATTGTTACGATAGTAACTAATAATATGTAGTGAACTGGTTTTAAGTCCATCATCATCGCTCCACCTACCATTGCTGTTGCGGTTGCATTTGCTGCTTTATTACCGCCAAGTTCCTTTTGGACAGATCCAGGCGTAATACTAGAATAAAGGGACACGCCAGGCAGAACCTGCGTCGCCTGTGATACTTTCTCCACCGTATTCGAAATCTGACCCGCAATTTCCGACCCCTTTGAAATGGCCTCGCGGCCCAGTTGAACCGTATTATCGACCGTCTTGACAGCCGCATCGATCGTACCAATTGCCATCTGTGCCGTATCTGTAATCGGTTGAATGGCGTCACCAACGAGATCATGAAAAAAGGTCTTGATTGTCTCGAATGGGCTAAAGAGGGCGCTTAGAAAGGGGAACTTAGCTAAGAATCCACTCTCAAAGGAATGTGCGGGTGCACCAAAGAAGTCTGATTGTTCACTGATCACATCCTTCGTATACACAAAAAAGTTAAATAATTTGTATGCCCACCAGCCTAATGCGACCGGTGCCAAAATAACCGAGATCAGACAGATCAGACGAATGAAACCTGTTCGATTATCACCCATGATAAAGGAATCGAGGCCAAATGCGCCTCCAAAGAAAAGACTCAGTGAATAAATAAAGAACATCATATGTTTCTTGTCAGCCACAGGATTAGCGAATACACCTGCTGCGATGCCTTGGGGACCCAGTCCTGGGACACCAAGACCGAATAACTTCACAGCGTGACTGTTAAATACGATCTGCGTGGCATCATAGATCCACCAGATTCCAAAGCAGAGAAAATTAATAATGATCTTGGCAAGAAATGACAGGGGCGAACGAAGATAGAGGTGATCTAAGGCAAAGAATCCGCCTAGAACCGATAGACCCATCAGAACATTGTATGATAAGTAAGCGGCACCTGGACCACCTTCGTCGGCGCCATTCTTTCCATTCGTGTCGGAACTGGCTTCTCGCCAGAATTCGAGTTGTGAGACACTCGAGCTCATTACTTAGGGCTTTTTTAAAAAAAGCCCGCAAAAACATTACGTAGGGGCTTTTTTAAAAAAAACCCGCAAAAACATTACGTAGGGGCTTTTTAGGAAAAAGGACTATATAAACATAGTGTTTATGTGGTCGTTTTTTAAAGCATTTTTGCGCACTTTTTCTTAAAAAGTGCCCTAAATGGTAAACAGCAATCCACCAAATCCATTGATGACACGAAAAATGTTATAGTTGTGTGCGTACACAATGGCACGGCAACTACCACGTTGCTGCCATACAGGAAGTAACGGATTGGTCAGTACCGTATTCATTTTTAGCTGCCATACAATACTATCAATTCGACTAGCATTCATCGTACCCGTTGGCTGAATATCCTCGGGTCGTAGTGCGAAACTGTAGTTATAAATGAACGAATTGATCGGAGTAGTGGTGTGATGTTCATAGGGTTGTTGAAGACGAAAATAGTGTGGTGTCCGTTCGGCAAATCGATCGTATCCGTCTACTTGAAGTTTGGCAGTCGAAAGCAAGTCGAGACGACCCGCTGGCGCATTCGAGTTCACGTAGGGAAGAACCAGATCGTTGTTTGTATATTCACCAATCGCCAGATTACTATAATTAAACCATTCATTGCGGTTCTGCATGGTATCACGCTGGATCATAAAAACGAATTCCTTGATCGGATGATTGAATTCGATCGGAATCGTCACTGTTGTCTGATTGGCCGTAATCGAGAACGGCGGTGTATGCTGAACCTGTTCGATCAGATATTCGTGCGTGGCACTCACAAAAGTTCGACGCTCCTCCACATCCAAATAGACGAAATCGCCCCACAACATCATGCTCGTGATCGGAGTGGTACAACTTGCTTGAATCGAACAAGACGGCATCCAACTCTCTTGTGTCGCAGGAGGAATGGGCGGAGGAACCCAGAAGAGTTGTTGAATGGGGCGCAATGTAATATTGATACGGATCGGACTATATTGAAGGGCCAGTAGAGGAAGATAGGATCCAGGATTTTGACAAAAATAGAATTGGAGCGGAATCAACAAATGAAGACCGTCACTGCTAGCGGATGGTTTGATATCGATCAAGTTATATGGCTCCACACGTCCAATCATTTCATTAAGCGCATACCGTTGGCTCGCAGGAGTCGTCAGTTGTGTCCACACCTCCATCCACTCGCCGGTCTGTCGATCAATCTCCTGCTCTCCCACTTCGAACGTGATCTCTTGAATAAGAGCATGTCCGATCGAATTGGTATAGGACAACAGATTTCCACTCGTATCTCTGATTTGTGGTAGAACAACGTCAAGATAGACCCTTCCAAGGAGATCACCTCGGCGAGGGATCAGGCATGTGATACGTTGTCCGAAATTGGGCGTACCGTCAAAGTACATCGGCTGCGATTCGGTCGCAAAATTCGTATGACGACGGTACACCATTTTGAAGAAACTGATTTGCGGGTTTCCCGTGAGGAAAGCATCTTGTTTTCCTACTGCGACGAGTTGAAGTAATCCTCCACCCGCTGGCATCCTATTACCTGTTCCGGATATTTAACTTTAAACTTGTAATTGCAGAGCGATGTAATTTTCATTCTTCGACGATTCTAGATGAGTGACTCCTCGGGCATCACTCCCATTAATAGTGGCCCCCTTGTGATTCGAACCTATTTGGATCAATCTGCGAACAATACCTATCTCCTGCGGGAATATGATTATCCTATATCAAGTAATTATGTATTGATCACCTCCACCAACGGAATTCTGGCCCCATCTGATAACATTTACGTATCGAGTATCACACTGTCCACCTGTTATGCGAGCACCGCCATCGGAAGTAACATGATCGTTCATCGCATTACTGCATCCACGATTAGCTCTGGATTGCTCTTCTATTCGTCTCTTTTGGCAAATACAATTCGTCTTTCGACATTGAATGCGTGTACCATTAATATTACCGATCTAAATTTATCGACCATCGTCGGAAGTTCTATGAATGTTAATCAACTCACCGTTCAGTCGACACTTGTTACCAGTACATTTCATGGGATAAACAATACACTTGAGCTATTGACGGGAAACTCGCTCAGAATGAATACCATGGCCGTCTTTTCCACAACAGTTTGTTCCACTGTTTCTGCGAATCTGTTCACACTGTCGACCGCTTCAGGGATCACATTTTCAGGCAATTTGATGACAGTATCAAGTGTATATGGCAATTCAGTTTCCTTTTCTACTCTTGTCGGTAACAACCTCGCTGTTTCCAGTATCAGTGTGCCGATCTTGAACGCAGGATCGTTTTACGTATCAACCCTTGTCGCCAGCACGATTTCTATCCATCAAGTGGTGGCTGTATCATCGATTGTGGGCTCCACGGTGAATGGAATGAATATGACGCTATCGAGTCTTCTTGGAAGCACTATTGTTATGGATTCGGGATTCATCTCCAGTTTCTATACGTCCTCGCTTGTATTTTCTACCGCACAAGGAAGTACACTTGTTATTTCTACGCTGAGTGCGTCTACCGTGATGGGAAGAGACACATGGTTCTCAACGTTTCAAGCCAGCACGGCTCGTGTATCGTCTGTTACAGGTTCTACATTCTATACAAACACGCTTGAATTTTCTACCATGACGGGAAGTACAGCGACGCTGTCTACCGTCACGGCATCTAGTATGAATGCGGGATTCACAAGATTCTCTACCTTGGCGGGAAGTACAATGGCATCTGGTACCATGACGATCTTTTCTACTCTAATAGGCTCTACCTTCAGTGTAACCAATTTGTTGGTCTCCACCGTGATAGGAAGTACATTGATTGGATCGACGGTAACTGTTTCTACATTGATCACATCCACCTCTGTGTTCTCCACGCTCACAGGAAGCACGGCAACGTTATCCACAATGACCGCATCAACGGTGACAGGGTCTGTTGTGTCATTTTCTACCCTTCTAGGGAGCACGCTCGTCACATCAACCCTTTCGGGCTCCACTCTACATTCGAATGCGATACAGGTTTCCACGGTTTCAGGAAATACGTTTATCGGATCGACAGTGACCGCATCGAGTCTCTTTGGTGGGTTTATCACTTATTCGACCATTCTGGGAAGCACACTTACTGTATCAAGTCTTGTCGGCTCCACGATGAATAGTAATGGGGTGATAGGTTCTTCTCTTGTGGGTAGCACGATTACCGTTTCTACAGCAACCGCTTCCAGTGTGAACGGAGTGATGTCTGTATCCTTTTCCACTCTTCAGGGGAGTACGCTCTTGTATTCCACGCTAACAACATCAACGATAGCCGTTGATTCCATCTCATATTCTACGATGACTGGAAGTACGATTTCTACAAATGTAATTGCGGCATCCAGTATCACTACATCCACAATGAATATTTCCACATTCAATACCATTACCCTTCTGGGAAGTACCATGACGACCAATTACACGAATGTTACATCGACGGTTACTGCGTCCACGATCAATGCTACGAATTTGATGTATTCTACTCTGACGGTCAGCACTCTGACTGCGCCCAGTTTAATCGCCACGACATTAGTTACATCAACGATTGTCGTCCAATCCGTTTCGCTCACCCATCACACGGTAACACAGCAGGTGTATGATACGACCCTCAAAAAGACGACGATTGCGCCTACCACCGCAGTGACTGTTAAAACAAGAGGAATTGTGCCGCGACAGAATACAGGTCTTATTACCAGTAGACAAGTCTATACGTTTGGCGCCGCCGTTCCGAATCGATGGGTCGCAACAGGGGAAGGAACCAATACATTAGCGTATTCCAACGATGGACTGAACTGGAACGGATTGGGAACTAGTGTATTCTCTTCCTTTGCTATGGGTGTGGCATGGAATGGAATCATATGGGTAGCGGTAGGAAGTGGAACGAATACAATTGCTTATTCCTATGATGGGATCTTGTGGACAGGAGTAGGAACGAGTGTTCTTACAGCACAGGGAAGAGGAGTGGCATGGAACGGGACCATGTGGGTTGCGGTGGGTGGTGTAACACCTCATACGATTGCATATTCCTATGATGGAATCAATTGGATTGGACGAAATAATACAACCTTTTCAGCCTATGGATATGGTATCGCATGGAACGGGACGATGTGGGTTGCGGTTGGTCAAGGAACGAATACAATTGCGTATTCCTATGACGGTATCGTCTGGAATGGACTTTCTAATACTATTTTTAGTACAGCGGGCAGAGGAGTGGCATGGAACGGGACCATGTGGGTTGCGGTTGGATCAGGAACCAATACGATTGCGTATTCCTACAATGGAATAACATGGACGGGTATTGGATCAGCTAACGCTTTATTTGGTGGCTCAGCTATCGGGTATGGTATTTCGTGGAACGGTACCATGTGGATCGCTGCTGGATCTGGATCCACCAATACTATGATTTATTCATACGATGGTATCAATTGGCTGACAGGAATCGAGCACGTATTCAGTTCAAATGCTACCGTTCCTGTGTCGTATTTACCATTTGAGGGTACTGCCAACGATTTATATAATATTCTGACTGGCGCTACACAAACTCCTACTACTCCTACCATCACAGGTTCCATTTCTTATTCATACGCTATCTATAAAACAGGAACCCGTTCTGCCCTCATTAGCAATACAGCGGGCTCGAGTACACCAGCGAACTATATCACATATTCGCTTCCATCTCTCGTCCTTGCGAATCCATCTAGTCTTTCCGTGGCACTTTGGATCCATCCATTGTCATGGCCCGCCTCGAACGTCGCTACACCGTTTGCTTTTACAAATAGCACAACAGAGGGCCCTTATTTTCAACTTCTACCCAATGGAACCATACGATTATATGTATTCACCACGGGTACAGTGGCAGGTGTCGTCATTTTATCGAGTATCATCGCCCCCATTAACACATGGACACATATCGCATTTACCTATGCTTCTGGAATCGCAACCTTATATGTAAACGGTATATCTCAAGGCACTGCGACGACTAGCGGAAATATATGTATTAATGGATCTGGAGCATCCTTAACAGGTGTCGTCATTGGATGTCTTCGCCCTACCCTATTTGCGTATAACGGCTATATCGACGATGTTCGTATTTATGGTACTGCGCTTTCACGTGATCTCATAATAGGAATCTATACCTTTCCTTCTGTGTTGGCGTCGGGTAACGATGTGCTGTGGAATGGAGCCATGTGGGCTGCGGTTGGAACGTGTGTGGGAAGCGGGACACATTCACTTGCTTATTCCTATAATGGAACGGTATGGAGGGGTCTCGGAAATTCTATTTTTAGTACAGGCGGATACCACCTTGCGCATAATTCTAGTCGCTCCCATACCATCACATTTCCGCAAAACATGATGATCGCAGGCGGTAGTGGTTCCAACGCACTCGCCTATTCCTATGATGGAATTACATGGACCGCTGTATCATGGAGCTCGACCTCCATCAATCAACTATCGACATGTCATGCGATTGTATGGAATGGAACAGTCTGGGTGGCAGGTGGTACTGGGTCAGAACAAAATTCGATCGCCTATTCCTATGATGGAATCACGTGGATCTCTTCTAATGGAAATAATAATGCACTTTTAGATTTATGTTATGGAATCGCATGGAATGGTACTATGTTTATTGCTGTGGGCGCTGGAGATCCCTATACGATCACCTATTCTTATGATGGCATCAATTGGATGGGTGTTCCAGGTAGTTATGATTTTATCAATATCGCATACGATGCTGCGTGGAATGGGACGATGTGGGTTGTCGTGGGTCAAGCATATGGTCCATCCAAACCGAACACGATTCTCTATTCCTATGATGGGCTTCGCTGGACAGCTGTTACAGGATCTCCTTTTTTTGTTACAGAAGGTAGTACTGGTACAGGATACAGTGTGACATGGAATGGTAACAAATGGGTAGCGGTTGGAAATGGTACCTTTCGTATTGCTTATTCGACGGATGGAATCACATGGGTGGGCGTCACCTCTTCTATCTTTACCACTGGACGCTCGATAGCATGGAATGGGACGCTGTTTGTTGCTGCGGGAGATGGAACCAATACGCTTGCTTATTCCTATGACGGGCTTACCTGGACGGGTCTCAATCTATTTACACTGGGAGGAAATCATGTTGCATGGTGTGGTGATAAATGGGTCGCTGTCGGTGCGGGAACGCCGACGAGGGTCGCCTATTCGTACGACGGTATCACATGGACCAACTCAACGTCTGGATCCAGTATTTTAAGCACCTATGGTATTGGAATTGGCTGGAACGCGGGGCTGGCAAGTGTATCCATCCAACATCCTGTTGTTGCGGTCGGTCAAGGGTCGAACACCATTGCGTATTCACTTGACGGAATTCGTTGGACTGGTCTCGGTACTGGCATCTTCACCACCGCAGGAAATGGCGTGGCATGGAACGGTTTGCGCTGGGTGGCGGTCGGTTCAGGGACCCATTCGATTGCGCATTCATATGATGGTATTCGCTGGACCGGTCTAGGATCCAGCATCTTTACCTCAGGAAACGGTGTGGCATGGAACGGCACGATGTGGATTGCCGTCGGATCGGGTACGAACTCGATTGCGTATTCCACTGACGGCAATCAATGGATTGGATTGGGGACGTCTATTCTCACTACAGGGAACGGTATTGTGTGGGGTGGTGATCGATGGGTTGCAGTCGGTACAGGGACCTATTCTGTTGCGTATTCGACAGACGGTATTAACTGGACGGGTTCTACAAGTGCCACTGGATTGATGGGGTCGGGTATGGAGATTGCTGTATGGTCTGGAAATATATATGTGGCAGTGGGAAATGGCGCCATGATATGGTCCATCGACGGTATATCATGGACTAACATCGCAACTCCTCCTTTTACAACAGGTCGTGGTATCACTTGTATTGGTTCCATATGGGTCGCGGTAGGAAACGGCGCGAACACATTCGCATATTCCTATGATGGAAAAACATGGACGGCAAATGGGTCATCTGTCATTACGACACAAGGGAACGGTGTTTGCTGGACGGGTACGCGTTTTGTTGCCGTTGGATCAGGAACCAATCGTATCGCCCATTCACGCGACGGAATCACATGGTATCCTTCCATTAATGGTAATAGTATCTTTACTCAAGGAAACGGAGTAGCAGGAAATTCGCGCATCGGCCCCGTCGTTGCGGACAGTCAACTCGCATTGAACCGTTCCGATACACTTAGCATTCTGAGTGACTCGTACTACAATAAAGGGTACACGACGTTCTCCGCCTCCATTCAAACACAACACGCATAGAAGCAACGCATTGGTGTGCGGATCATATTATTAATTATGCGATCATAATTAGTAATGTCATCTGGTTCCATTAATAGTGGACCCTTACTGATACGTACTGCTGATACGTATTTTTTTTCGTCGTTTCTTAATCCTGTACCCAGCAATTATCTTCTGGTGACATCGACAAACGGCCTTCTTGCTCCTTCGAACAAGATCTTCGTGTCTAGTTTGGCGGTGTCATCTTGTAACGCAAGCAGCATCACGGGTAGCACGATACGTATTAATGTTATCACCGCATCGACCATTAGTACGGGTAATTTATATTATTCCTCTCTCCAGGCCAATGTCGTGAATGTATCTACATTGACCGCCTCTACGATTAACCTGACGACGCTGACCTTGTCGACCTTTATCGGAAGCACAGTATTTGTCAATGAACTTTCCGTTCGTTCTACGATGACCACCAGCACATTACAGGCTACCAACCTCACATTTTCCACCCTTCAGGGAAGCACCCTCCGCTCTGATTCGGTCTCGACGATGGTCCTTACTGGTTCTACGATAAATATGTCTCGATTATCTGTATCCACGCTACAAACGAGTACCCTTACGACATTGTCTCTTATTACATCAACCATTCAAGGCGGGACAGTGGTCTACTCCACGTTTCTTGGAAGGGCGGCGTCTGTATCCATCATGACTGGTTCGATACAGGATGTTCGAAATGTATATGTATCCACTCTCGGTGGAAGCACCGTCACGGCAAATGTGATCTCGGTTACATCCACATTAATGGGTTCCACTATGAATGGGGTCAATGGAACAGTAGTTCGTTTAACAGGAAGTACTCTTACCATGAACCGTGCAACAATATTGAATACGATGGCATCATTCTTGGAGTTTTCCACTGCGCAAGGAAGCACGTTGATAACATCCACCCTATCTGTCTCCACCTTGTATAGTGACTCATTGGCATTTTCTACCATGACAGGAAGTACCGTTGTTCTATCTTCCTTGACAGGTTCCACTATATCATTGGGAGCAATGGTCGCATCTACCATGTTAGGAAGCACACTTGCCACGTCTACTGCGCTGGTTTCCAGCATGATGGTGGGAGGGGTTGGATTTTCTACGATGGCAGGAAGCACCGTGATGATAACGACTGCAGCGGTGTCATCACTGAATGGTTCCACGATGAGCATGAACAATGGTTCATTACTGACGTATCAGGGAAATGAGCTTCTTGTTTCTAGTATGATCGCCTCTACGCTTCTTACTACCAATTACACCTTCTCCACTTCACAAGGGAGTATGACGTCATTCTCTAGCATCAATGTATCAAGTACTTATACAGCTTCTGCTGTCACATCTGTCTTACAAGGCAGTACTGTAACAGTATCTACACTCACATATTCCACTCTTTATGCAAATGCGGGTGTCTTTTCTACCATGTCAGGAAGTTCGCTCCTTTTTTCCACTGCGTCCATCTCCAGTCTATTTAGCGGTTCTATCAGTTATTCCACTCTAACGGGTAACGCAATCACAGTGTCAAGTGTGGTCGCATCCACGATGAATGTGAATCGCTTGACGGTCTCCACGCTTAGTGGGAGCACCATGAATGTGTCGACGCTTATCGGCTCAACACTAGATGGATTCACAAGCCTTGCCTTTTCTACTCTCCAGGGAAGCACCGTCGCTCTTTCGTCGCTGATCGGCTCCTCGATGAACAGTAGGGCGATCGTGTTCTCTACCATAGCTGGAAGTAATATTGTTTCCAATACAATTGTGGGAACAACCGTTACCACATCCTCTATTCAACTCTCTCATCTGAATGCGACGAATTTGTATGCGAGCACCATGACTACAAATTCCGCAACGGTTGCGTTAACTCTTGCTACATCAACTGTGAATGCGATTAACTTGAATTATTCTACGATTATAGTAACTACCGCAACAACATCCAATATCAACGTGAGTACCGCAACGGTATCATCGCTTACTACAAATGCAGTGTCCGCTACGACCTATTCTGTCCGCCATCCTGTGACAGGTGTCACCGTGAAAAAGACGTCCATTCCCTATCCAAACAGAGTTGTTATTAAGACAAGTGACATTCGTGCGATAGTAGATGGAACACCTTCTGGTATACAGACGTACACATTTGGACCGTCTGTCCCGAATCGGTGGGTCGCATGCTGTAATGCGACAAATACACTTGCGTATTCAAATGATGGATTACTATGGACAGGATTGGGTAGAACCATTCTAGGTGGTGGAAGAATTGCAGTATGGAACGGAACCTTATGGGTTGCGGTAGGTGATGTAGGTGGATTGAATTCGATTGCGTATTCTTACAATGGGATCAATTGGATCGGTGTTGGTTCAAATATCTTTACCCTTTATGGATTAGATGTGATATGGAATGGTAGCATGTGGGTGGCAGTAGGTGGCGGAACCAATTCCATCGCTTATTCCTACGATGGAATTAATTGGTCAGGATTGGGAAACAGCATTTTTAGCAATTATGGAGATGGAATTGTATGGAACGGTTTTATGTTTGTAGCATCTGGTCTAGGAACAAATCATATTGCTTATTCCTATAATGGAATCAACTGGGTTGGATTAGGAACAGCAATCTTTAGTATAACTGGAGAAGGTATAGGCTGGAATGGATTGATGTGGATTGCGGTGGGTAATGGCGCCAATACCATCGCCTATTCTTACGATGGAATCAATTGGACAGGGCTCGGAACAGGCGTATTTAGCACAATAGGTATTGGAGTGGCATGGAATGGTACGATGTGGGTCGCTATAGGGTCAGGAATAAATAATATTGCCTATTCCTATGATGGAATCGCATGGGTAGGGTTAGGTAAGAGTGTATTTACAGATGGTCGAAAAATTACATGGAATGGAAATATGTGGATCGCATGCGGTAGTGGAACAAACCTCTTTGCATACTCCTATAACGGTATCAATTGGATCGGTCTAGGAAACAGTCTCGCCCCCAACTATACAGGTATGGCAATAGGATTCAATTCCACCCGTCCCCATCAGATCACCTTTCCTGCGCCTATAATGGTTGCTTCTGGTTCAGGAACAAATACTCTCGCACATTCTTCTGATGGAATCACATGGACAGGGAGTGGGTTGGGCATTTTCAGCACACAGGGAAATGGCGTGGCGACGAACGGCTCCATGTGGGTTGCGACCGGTTCAGGAACGAACACCCTTGCGTATTCCACGACTGATATTGAAACGCCCTTTATTTACATGCCCTTTGAGAACTCGACCATTGCGGATGTGATGGGAAATAGCGTCGTGACTGCCTATGGTTCGCCTGCGTTTGTAACGGGTACGATCGGTTCGAAAGCAGTGAATTTTATCAATACAGCAGGTGGAACAGCTACTAATTATATAAGGGGGGTATGGACGGGTGCTCCGAATTTTACCGTGAGTTTCTGGTTTAATCCAACTGTATTGATTGGTCCAACAGACACATCAATCATATTCGCATCCCACTCAGATCAATCAGGAGGGAATGGTCTCATTATTTATTTAGATCCTAATGGTGTTATCGCTGCTAAATTACCAACAGGAGGAGCATATAATCATACCAGATTTTTTGGACCAATCCTTTCTGCTACTATATGGCATCATATTGTTCTTATTTTTCAGACAAATGGATTATGTTCTTTTTATGTGAATGGCAGTCTTATAGGGAGTGTCACTAATTCAGGCGGTATTGGAAGTCATACTACAAATATATTTAGTTTAGGTACATATACGTCCAACCAAAATAGAGCTTTCAACGGTTACATTGATGATCTACGCGTTTACAATTACGCAATCAGTATGAATCAGCGCATCACCTGGCGAGGATTAGGGACATCTGTTTTTTCGTCTCAAGGTAATGCCGTCGCATGGAATGGTACTATGTGGGTCGCTGTCGGTAGCGGTACCAATTCAATCGCCTATTCGTATGATGGTATCACATGGATCGGGCTCGGAACGGGAACCCTTTCTACCTCTGGTAATGGTGTGGCATGGAGCGGTTCCATGTGGGTAGCGGTTGGTTCAGGTTTGAATCATTCGATTGCGTATTCCTATAATGGTATGACATGGGTTGGTCTAGGAAAGGACACCTTTGCCACGCAAGGAAATGGTGTCGCATGGAATGGGTCTCTCTGGGTAGCGGTCGGTTCAGGGACGAATTCCATTGCTTATTCATATGATGGTATGACGTGGGTCGGTCTTAATATAAATAATACAGCTGTTCCACCTGCGTACCTGCCATTCGAAAACTCGACTGCCGACTTATTCGGCAAGTTGACCCACCTTGCAACAGTAGGAACCGTTACGTATTCCAATTCCATCTATAAAGTCGGCGCCTACTCGGCGTATTTTGCGAATACAGCGGGTGCCTCCACCATATCCGCTAATTATCTCAAATATACTATTCCGCCTTCCTTGTATTCTCCATCTGTCATCACACTGTCATGTTGGATTTACCCAACGGCATATCCAGCAACCGGCTCTTCTGCACCAGTAGGATTTAACAATGATAGTTCCACAAGCCCTGGCGCGCTATTTCAAATATTAACATTTGGTGCTGCTAACTTTTCGGTATGGACGACTACATCAGGGACGGCATCCTTAACTTCCGTTTCACAAGTTACGCTAAATGCGTGGACACATCTTGTGGGTGTATATTCTTCTGGAGTCGTATCCTTCTACATGAACGGAGTCCTTCAAGCGACAACCACGATTACTGGAAATTTATCTTTATCATTCGGTACTGCGATGACACACCTTTATGTTGGTGCTGCCTATCCTACGTGGGGTGCCTATGCTGGTTATGTCGATGATGTCCGCATCTATACGACAGCGTTTACACAGTCTCTCGTTACATCACTGTATAATTCACCATTGCAACTGTATCTTGATGTGACCTCTCCTCTGTTTACCTCTTCAGGGAACAGTATCGCATGGAACGGATCTCAATGGGTCGCCGTCGGATCAGGAGGAAATACAATCTTGTATTCTACCGATGGAATCACATGGCTAGTTGCCGCATCCAGTTGTTTTACAACGGCTGGAAATGGCGTGACATGGAACGGATCTCGATGGGTGGCAACGGGTTCAGGAGGAAATACGCTCGGATACTCGAACGATGGATCGGTATGGACAGCCAGTCAAACCATTTCACCCAATCAATTTGGGCTAACATCCAATACCTGGACACAAAGTGGTGTAACATGGACTGCAAGTGTATCGCGTACACTTGATTCGAACTCGTATCCCGCCTATGGTGCTTTTAATAATTATACAGGAAGTACATTTGTCTATTCCTGGGCATCTCCTGCTTATTATAGCTCATTGACTGGTTTATACACTCTCGGACCTGCTACTACCCCTGTCGCTACCACGACAACAGTTCAAGCCGGTATAGGATCACTATCAGGCGAATGGTTACAAATACAAAGTTCGGTACCTCTTGTATTGAATTCATATCGTTATGGATGTGGTGGATATGGTAATTTCCCACAATCCTATTACATCGTTGGCTCGAGCGATGGTACCACATGGTTTCCTATTCAACGTTGCGTGATGAGTACAAACCCGCTAACGACCAACTTTACTGTCTGTTCCACAAATATTATTGTGAATCAAAGCGGAACACAAACGATTATCGGTGGACAAACTGGCTCAGGAACATTTACAACCTATTCACCCTATACCACTACAGCATATACGCATTATCGTCTCATTGGCCTGGCCTTATGGTCAGTTGGCACTGGTGGCAACATGGAAGCCAATGAGTGGTATCTTCATTTTAATGGCGCCACGATTTTCTCTACTGCGGGTTCAGGAATCGCCTCAAACAATGGCCTTCCTGGAACAGTGACCATCCAGCACCCTGTTATTGCGGTAGGAAGTGGTACAAACTCGCTCGCCTATTCGCCTGACGGGGTTCAATGGACGGGTCTCGGCACCAACATCTTTAGCACAGGAAATGGTGTCGCTTGGAACGGCTCGAAATGGATTGCTTGTGGGACAGGAAACCATACACTTGCGCATTCCATCGATGGACTTCGTTGGACAGGAATGGGTACAAATGTGTTTTCTAATCAAGCATACGATATCGCCTGGAATGGGTCGATATGGGTAGCAGTCGGCAGCGGGACAAACTCCATCGCCTATTCGACCGACAGTATAACATGGGCAGGTTCTACATCGGGTAATAGTATTTTTACTACCAGGGCAAATGGTGTCGCATGGAGTGGGACACAATGGGTCGCAGTCGGTCAAGGAACGAACTCCATTGCCTATTCTTCAGACGGTATCACATGGACCGCTGTTTCCGCCACCATCTTTAGCACACAAGGAAACCATGTTGCCTGGACCGGCGCCCTCTGGGTAGCCGTTGGCGCAGGAACGAATACGATCGCCCATTCTTCAGATGGTATCACTTGGACACCTGTTACATCAAGTCCCTTTACTACATCAGGAAACGGCATTTGTTGGAACGGATCACGATGGGTTGCCGTCGGTTCAGGGACGAATACACTTGCGTATTCTGCGAATGGAACTACATGGACTGGCTTCGGTACGAATCTCTTTTCTGTTTCTGGCAACGGCGTATGCTGGACGGGTACACGATTTGTTGCCGTTGGTTCAGGTTCCAATCCCATTATCTATTCTTCCGATGGTCTCACATGGAATATCGTCGCTCCCGTTACCCCATCGTTCTATCTACCATTTGACGGCTCTGTCGTAGATGTACTAGGCAATAGCGCACCCGTCGCAACAGGTTCTATTACGTATACAACAGGTTATGTAGGCCCTAACGCAGCTGTCGTAGCAAATACAGCAGGTACTACTCCATCCAATTTCATTCGTGGTACCATTCCCGCTATGTCAGTATTGACTGTGTCTGGATGGGTTAATTTTCAAACGGTTTCGACTTCTGGAGTTATACCCAATACAGTGTTCAGTATTGGAACGAATGCTCAAACATTTATTTATGTTCAGTATATTAACGGTACTGGATTACAATTTCAGTTTTTGAATTCAAGTAACGCTGTAGTTACGGTTGGAACACAGGCGAGTATTAATACAGGTATATGGTATAATTTTGTGATCATTTACAATCGGACAGGTACTTGTTACTTTTATCTTAATAATGTACTAGTTGGAAGTGTAGCAGGCGCTGCTCTATTGAATACCATGACAACGTATACCATTGGAAGTCAATGCCATGTCGCAT